ATTTCTAACTCCACGAAATCAGTGGGTGTTCTTTCAGGCAATGCCACTGCCGGATCAAGCTGGCGCACTCGGTTTGAAGGCCGAATGATTTAATTGGAGTAGAAAAATGGCAGATAAAAAAATCTCAGCGTTAACCGCAGCTACAACACCACTTGCAGGCACAGAAGTCTTGCCGATTGTGCAGGGTGGATCAACTGTAAAGGTTAGTATAGACAACGTGACCGCTGGCCGCACAGTTTCAATGTCTAAATTGGAAGCTGGTTTGGCCACTCTCGGCACTACTGTCGCGCTTTCTGGACATCAGTTGACCGCTGAAGGCAATGGCGCGTATCTTGGTATAAATTGTACACCCGCTGCTGGATTTACGCTTGTTCGTGGGTACAACTCAAGTGTTCAGAGATGGGCAGTTGGCCAGCAATCGGGCGGCGACTTTGACTATCTGGAGCTTATTTATGGCTCAACTAGGGGTGCGTTGTTAGATGCCAACGGACTTACGGTGTCAAACAACAACCTCATAATCGGCACTGCTGGCAAAGGCATCGACTTCAGCGCAAACACGCACGCTGCTGGCATGACCAGCGAATTGCTGAACTGGTATGAAGAAGGTGTTTTTACACCAAACCAAGGTGGCGGACTAGTTGTCGTAGGTGCGTTTTCTTCATCTGGACGATACGTCAGATACGGAAACATGATAACTGTTCAAGTTTTTCTTCAAGGAGCAACCAGCATTGCGTGGGCTTCGGGGGCTGCGGTACTATTTACAAACCTTCCATTTACCGCAAAAACTGGTTTTGAATGTACTGGCAGTGGACATAACTCAAACTACACGACCAGCTTTTCGGTTATCACCGCCGGCACAAACACAGTTTTTTCAGTGGAAGCGCAAGGCGCTGTTGCAAATGTTAGCATAACGCTAACATATTTTGTGTAAGGATTTTTCATGACGCTGACTAAAGCTACTTACTCAATGATTAACGGCGCTGTTGTCAATGTGCTTGACTTCGGCGCGGTTGGCGATGGAACAGCCAATGACACAGCGGCTATTCAGGCAGCTATTGACTCGCTTTCTGTCACTTCATCGGCTACGAGTAATGGTAGCGGAACGGTATATTTTCCTGCTGGCAACTACCGTATCACAGACACAATTCGTATTGGGTATGGCATTACTCTTTTAGGCGATGGTGCTGGTGGCTATCCCTTTGTGGGCGCTAACGCACATATCAGCAGAATTACCGCTGACTTTGGCGCAAGCAACAGCAAATGGGCTATAGACAGCGCAACGTACATAACATCTACTGGCCTGCCAGTAGCGTACAATGCTTTTGTAGATGCTGCGATTGATACAACCTACAACAGCTTGCATAACGTAGCTATTAAAGGCTTGTACATATTTGACGCAAACGCAAGTTTGCAGACCAACGTAGTCTACGGGGCTATCCGTTTGATCGGTTGCCCTAACGCTATAATTTCTGACGTTAGCATTTTAGGATTTGGCGTTGGCGTCCAACTTAACACTTGTTTCGGCACGACCATCAGCAACATCACATCGCTGACAAACTATTATGGTTTGATGGCGTATAATGCGAACAACAACATTTCGGTTCAAGGTCAGTTCGATAAGATTATTGACCCAAGTGATTTGACGATTCCAGTAGGTAACATCCCATCATGGATGCCTACTGGGGCCAGTTTTACAACCGATTTTTATATGGACTCGTCTCACAACGCATCTACAAAAGGCGTGACGATTGCTGCGGCTGCGGCAGTTGGCTCAAACTCTGCTACGATCAATGTCATTGGGCAATATTGGCAGGATACTGCGTTTCTGTTTAACAGCTATGCTAACACATTTGTAAGCCTGTACGCTGAAAACAATAGGTGCGAAAATGTTTTGTCTTCAGCCCAATCCTCTTGGTCTGTTCTGAATATGCAGAACTTTACGTCTTCGGCATCATATGTCGTTGACGCTGGTTTGCAATCTGTCGGTTATATTAACATCGGCGGCAACAATCTTTCTGCGGACTTTTTCAACAACCTGTGGGGCAGTCTTTCTTCGGCTGATCCTTCGTATGTGCTTGTTGAAAATAAATCCAATACTCTGACTGCCTTTGCTATCCCAGACCATCCCCGCTTGCGGCGCGTTGCTGGTCAAGGCAGAGATACAGTTACGCCAACCGTTGCATCCAGCGCGGGTACAATTACATCGGTTACTAACGGCGAAGCTAGTTGGGTCAAAAACGGCAATCAGATAACAGTGTATTTCACGTTTACTGTGGCTGATAATGGTACTGGCTCCGCAACAATCACTGTCGAAGATGTTATGCCCTTCCCTTGTTCCAGCACAATAGGCGCAAGCGGAACCGCTGTAAGCAGCACCGCTGGAATGTGCCTTGTTACGGCTGCGCCTACATTCAGCACTTTCGTAATTAGAAAATACGACAGCACATATCCTGCGGTTACTGGATCGGTGATTTATGGTTCATTTACCTACTACGCAAGTTCAACGATATAGTGCCTAACAAGATTGCCAGACTGCATCAAATGAGTGAGACAAAATGAACACGATTGACAAAACACAGGCTCAACTCAACACTCATGAAGAAGTCTGTGCATTTAGATACGAAAGCATCTGCGCCAGGATGAAGCGCCTAGAAAGTATTGGCATCACTGCTTGTGGCACAATCATTATGTTGTTAATTGGCATTTTGTTAAGCATCTTACTCAAAGGTACTCCATGAGTATAATTCTTGGTCAACGTAGCCTTTCACGGCTTGAGGGTGTCCACCCTGATCTAGTGCGCGTTGTAAAGAAGGCTGCGACAATATCTGACTTGGACTTTACTGTGCTTGAGGGTCTCCGCACTCTTGAACGGCAACGTAAATTGGTTGCAGAGGGCGCATCAAGGACAATGAAGTCTCGCCACCTTACTGGACACGCTGTTGACCTAGCGCCGCTGATTGACGGGAAAGTGTCATGGGACTGGCCTATTTACCATAGACTAGCTGAAGTTATGCGGGAAGCATCTTTAGCCGAAAAGATTCCAATCCGTTGGGGCGGAACTTGGAAATTGCTGTCCGCCATAAATGGGCCTATAACTGCTAAAATTCTTAGTCGGTCGTTTCCTGATGGGCCACATTTTGAGATCGACCCGAAGAAGTATCCTCACAAATGAGACCAGTTGATACCTCTGTTTATAAGCCTGACCATAGCGGCACTCACAGGATAGCTTTCAGCTACTTCTTTCGCAGGTCTGGTGTCTTTTCGTATTGCAAGAACCTGCTTGTCGGTAAGTTTTGCCATGCCATGTGCTTCACCCAATGGGTGAATACCCATACGAATGTTGTCCGCAATATTCTGTTTGCGCGTTCCCCAGTAAAGGTTATCGGCGCAGTTATTGCTTTTATTGCCATCACGATGACACACTTCGTGCTTAGGTGGACATGGGCCACTAAATACCAAAGTCACCAAGCGATGAACATACGCATTCCGTTTGCGCCCTTCTTTGCCAAGCTTAACCGTATGGTATCCAGTAGGGCGAATATAGGGCAGGATTACTTTCTCTGGCGTGACCCGCTGACTGTTGCCAAAAGACACTATTCGTGAGAGACTTCGAATCTGCCCTTTATCAGAGACTTCGTAAAGCCCTTCGTATTCTGGTATAGGTTTCCAAGTTTCCATGTGCGGTAGTTACCATATGAGGCCCATCGAGTAAAGGAAAAATGACATGAATAAAGATCAATTGTTTGGAATCGTTCGTACACTTGCTGCTGCTGGCTTTGGCTATCTTGCTGGTAAAGGTCTGATTGATGGCGCAACGGCTGAAGCATTGGCTGGCGCGGTTGCCACTATCGGCGTTGCTGTATGGTCTGTGATAAGCAAAAAAACTGTAGTTGAATCCGCAGAGTAATGAAGTTTCTGACGCTCTTGCTGGGCATTCTGGACAAGCTGTTGGGTGCTTGGGCGGAAAGCCGTTGGAAGCAGCAAGGGCGTCAGGAAACTATCAAGGAAACGAACGATGCCATCAATGAGCAAATCGCACTTGGTGAAGCTGCCATCATTACTCCTGATCCTGAGCGCACTGAGCGGCTGCGCGACCGTTTCGACCGTTCCCGTAAATAGCTACTGCGCTATTGCAAAACCTATCACCTATGACGCAAAGCAAGACACGCCTGAAACGGTAGCAGAAGTCGAGCTCCATAATAGCGTATTTATTTGCTTATGCGAGGCTGATTGTCCGAAAGGCAAGTAAATGGCTTTCCCATTAAAAATAGATGAAGCGTTGTTTCAATATGCAACGCCCCGCCAGCGCGAGGTGCTTGAAGCAGTTAATCTACATGGAAGCGCCAAAGCCGCCTCTATTGCATTAGGTATCAATGTGGGCGCAGCAAGTGACGCCTATGTTGCAGTGAAAAAGAAAGCGGAGTTGCGGGGATACTCTCCTAGTCATAATTTCACGCGACCCGTGCCAGAAGGTTATGTCACAAAAGGCGTATCGACCTATTATAATGCTGAAGGCAAACCATCTGGTCAATGGGTAAAGGCATCATTGACGCATGAGGCGCTCATAGAAGCCCTGAGAGAGACAGTTGATGGATTTAAGGATCAAATAGACCCAGCAAGCGTTATCGTTGCTCCTGAGGCTTCTGACGAGCTTCTATGCAACCTTTATACGTTTACGGATTACCATTTAGGTATGCTGGCGTGGCATCAAGAGGGTGGAAGCGATTGGAATGTATCGCTGGCAGAAAAAACTATTCTTGCTGCACTTGCTCAGATGATCAATCAAAGCCCCCAGGCGCACACGGCAGTATTAAATATTCAGGGAGACTTTCTGCATACGGATGGCAAGACACCTGTAACGCCAGCAAGCAAACACGTTCTGGATGCTGATAGCCGATTCCCAAAGATTCGCAGGGCAGCAATCCGCATCATTCGATCACTGGTAGCTATATCTTTGCAGCGCCATCAGGAAGTGTATCTGATTATAGCAGAAGGCAATCACGACGAAGAAAGCAGCGGCTGGCTATCTGATTTGTTTGCTGTGCATTACGAGGAAGAACCTCGCGTCACTGTCAGCGATAGCGTTCTACCATTCTATGTGTTTGAATGGGGCAACACCATGCTAGGCGTTCATCATGGGCATAAGGTCAAGAATGAATCCCTACCGCTCTTGTTTGCGGCACAGTTTCCCCAGCAATGGGGCAGAACCACCCGCAGAGAGATACACTGCGGTCACAGACACCACAGGGACGAGAAAGAGTATAATGGGGTAACAGTCGTTCAGCATCCAACCTTGGCAGCGCGTGATGCTTATGCGGCGCGTGGAGGCTGGATTGCTGATCGAGCAGCCTGGGCAATAACGTACCATAAAAAATACGGAGCCGTAGGGCGGGTGATGATTACCACTGAGATGCTCGAGGTAGCTTAATGTTGTTTGAAGTGCATATCCCGTAAACCCAAGCTGTGCGCCTGTTTGCGAAATATTCTTGTTAGAAAATCGACATGATTGATAATTGACGGTTTATAAATCAATCTTCACCAATATAATAAAGCAACCATTTTAGCGCCTTAACGTCTTTCTTATACGTTTTGGCATCTTCTGGGTGAACGTAAAGTGAGGCTGCGTTGTGCTGCACTGACTCCAGTGTTTCCTTCAACCATGCGCGGACTATGCCGTCCAACTGGTTTGGGTCTACTTCAATCATCATTTGCTTTGCTCCTTATCTCCAGCCCACGAGCTTCTAGTGCGGCGCGAAAGTCTTCTGCATCTGGCATAAACCCGCCAAAATCTTTCAGCACCTCTACCAGCGGGTCAGGCTTGGTCGCAGGGATGATGCCCTGCATGACTGAGCGTGTGCAGCCATCGTAATAGCCTTGGTCATAACCATACTGGCGGTGATGGGCGAACGCTTGTGCAATAGCCTCTTGGTCATCAATAATTGTATTCACCCAAAGAATACTTTCCATTGCATATCTATCCGCTTGCGTCACTGCGCTGTCTTTATCATCGGTCATTTGCCTATCCCAATCTAGTTATAAACGTCAGTCCCTTGACCACATCTGTGCGGCACTTAAACGCCTTGCCATTGCGAATACCATACTGGCTAACGTTACGGCTGGTGCGCTTGGCACAACCCCTTTCCGTTGCTGGCATAGTCTCTACATCACCGATAACCATTCTTCCCATTGGATACGTCATTGGGCGACTCATTTATTTGATTCCTTTTCTCGCTCTGCGCGTCTTTCCGCAAATGTCTTTCCGTCTAATCCTCTAAGTGGCCATGCGCTCTCAGAAGATACGCGATACGTCTTGCCTAAAGGCGCTGCTTGTGCTGGTTTAATCATCTGCCAATACCTCTGGTGCTGGCTGCAAGCCTTCCATAAACTTTGCCCAGATCGCTAAAGCGCCTATTATGAATGGGCCATCATCCTGCTCACCATCTCTGATTTGGCGGATAAATTCTGGGTTGCCGTGCATCATTTGAACATGATCCGCGACGATGTTTCTAAGTTCGATCAATGTCATCTTAAAATGTCCTCTCCGTTGCAAACATAATAACAACCAAAACCAACCATATTGCGGTCAGCCAAAATTGAACTGGTGATATTTTCTTCATGTCAAACTCCCCTTGACGTTAGATAATCAAAGCGTCCGCCATCATAATCATCTGGCTCGTCCGTGCTATGCAGTTTAAATTCTTCCAGCGTTCCCATTGGATCGCAATCAAAGTCGGTAATGACCTCAAGTAGCTCCATGTGCAGATGTTCTGCAATTTCTGGGCGGGTGCTGATATATTGGCCGTGGCCGCTTTTAAGCTTTAATTGCTCAAGCCAATCCTTGTGGATGGCATTGATAGCTGTCAGCGCGTCAATTGCAGCTTGGGCTAGTTCGTTGATGCTTTGTGTCATGCTACTCTCCGTATTGGCGGGGCAAGGCCCCTTGGTTGATGCCCTCTTATAAAAAGCCATTTATTATATGTAAACAACTTTTTTCATCTAACATAAAAATAATGGCGGGAAGCGCATTGCCACCCGCCATTTTGTTAGCGCCAGGTATGTTGCAGAAGCGCAAATTGCCAGCCGTATTTCTTAGCTATGCCGACAAAGGATTCGCGTGTTAGCTTATGGTGACCAGTTGCAAGCTGGGCCTTCAGAAGCTTTCGACTGCTTTCGGCAATCTCTGTGTCGATCCTTGCGCTCTTAGCCTCGAGATAATCAGAAGGTGGAGGAATGTTTCTGGATCGCATTGGCAGTTCGTTGCGAGTTTTAATAGACATGGCTGCATCCTCAAAATGGAACGTCTGAATCCAGATCATCATCGTATGAAGTATGCTGATTCTGGCTAGGCGCACTGGATTGCGTGTTGCTTGCACCAGCTTCAGATCGTGGAGCAGTGTCGATGCTACCGACCCGCACATTATACTGTGGCTTGCCTTCGTATTCGTCATGCGTCAGGTCGCCAATGATAAACACTTTGGTTCCCTTCTTTAGACTGCCAGAGAATGATTCCGCCGCTTTTCCCCACAAGCTGCACCGATACCAAACGCTGCCAGCATCTTTGCCAAATCCGTTCTTAACGGCTACGTTAAAGCTCAAAACCTTGCTGTCACGAGTGTCGCGTAACTCAGCATCCTTGCCTACGTTTCCTGATATTATAACTTGCTGTGTCATGGCTTAACCTCCCAATGCGTTCATGTATGTTTCAAGCAGGACTTCGTATTCTGCTCGTTCGTTCTTTTCCATCTTGCGAAGGCGGATCACAGCGCGAAGGATTTTAACATCGTATCCGTGTCCCTTTGCCTCGCTGTAAATCTCTCTAATGCTGTCGGAGATAGTTTTCTTTTCTTCCTCCTGGCGTTCAATGCGCTCAATTAGCAAACGCAGCATATCATCATTCATATCACTCATATTCTTCACTCCATTTTATATCGTGTTTGCTTCCATAAAAATACATATATTCAATTAAATCAGCCATTTGTGTTTTGCTTAGGTTCGATGACCTAAAGCCGATTGGGAATGGCTTATTGTCCAGGCCGTTTTCAAACTGCACCTCATGCCCACAAGCAGCCATAAAGATTGCTTTCCATACCTCTGGAACATGAGTGCGGCCCTCTGGCTTCTGTCTGCTAACGTCTGAGATCATGGCCCACATTTTATTGTTCTGATGCAGTGACCTTTGTTCAGGCGATATTTTGACCACCGCATTGATTGGCGCTTTGTCAATTAACTGGTGCGCCAACCTTCTTTGATGCTCACCACGAAGCCAAACAGTTTGCGTCATTGGCTTTGAGCCTCTTTAATCTCACGCGCCTTTGGGCTGGCTTTGCAGAATGCTTCTATCAGGGCCTCTACGTCGATGCCCTTCCAGAACGTCTGCTCACCAACTGTATGCTGCTGGCCGTGATGTTCGCGGCATAATGGGACTACTCGCCAATCATCTGGCTTTTGTCCCATCCCTGCACCGCTACCATTACGAACGTGAGCGCATTCGATTGGCATCTGCTGGCAACCATCTATTGAGCAATGGAATGATCGAATGAAGTTCAAGTGCCCCTGGGAGCGCCAGCGCGATGAACGCTTAGGCTTCTTGGCAATGCGGTTAGGCAGCATCTTCAAGCACCAAGCTATATTCAGCGATGTAAGATGATTCACCCCAGCGATTTACAACCTCAACCTTTTTGGTTTTAATCTTATGCCCAGCCTTACGCAGATCATTAATCCTCGATGCCAAGCGATAAACCCCTAGCTCATGCAGTGCTACCATTGGACGGATTGGCCCGACTGCTAACAGATGATCGTATATTCTTTCGTTCTGTGTCATTTTGATTCTCCCAACTCTAATAACGCTTTTACGTCTACGTCAACTTCCACAAGGAATGCAGCAACCTCTGATTCTAGAATTGCAAGCATATCATTGTCACGTTCAATCCGCTGGATGTAGAGCGATAGATTGTCTGGCATCCGTGGATCAAAGCTCACAAAATCGCACCACTGCCTATCAGCGCAAGCCATCTGCCATTGCATTTGGAGTATATATTTGTGTGCAATTTGATTGTTTTTGAGCACTTCTATGTGTGTGCTACTGTTTGGGCATTTAATCTCTATGCACCCATCATCCCCTACAAGCCCATCTGGGCTGGCGTGGGAGCCTATAATGGTGGGATGCTTATACAGCCCTACCTCAAGCACTTCATTGCCTGTAACGAAGCTGTAGGCAGTTCTGGCTTCTTCTTCTTTCTCCACTCCCCAGATCATAGCGGCGCTGCTAAAGCTTTCTTCCTGCCGACCCGTAAGCCGTTCGATTACAAGCTTCGCCTGTAAGTTAGCGCGAGATGCTCCCCAGCCAGATTTGGTCTTAGCTAGTGCGTCTGCAAGTTGGGAAGCGCCAAGGCTTCCACAACGTGCTGCAAACCATTCTGGGCTGCGTTGGATAATAGCTGCGTCTGTCATGCTGCTTTCCCCAACTTCTTTACCAATGCAGTATGAACCACATTGAATTGGCTTTCAGGGACTGATTCAAGAGCGTCAATTTTGTAATGCTTGCAGAGCACATCTACATCTGTTTTGGTCTTTTCTACCAAAGATTGCAATGAATCAAACTGCGCTTTGCTAATGTAGCGAATGCTTGGCGTGTCTTTATTCTTTCCCGTGGTAGCATCCAGTGCGTCATGCTCGACAATGCAAAGGGCTGCTGTCCAGAGGTAGCGGGTTGAGTAAGTCTCACATGCGCCAATGTTCTGAATCTCATGGCAACCTTTAAGATTGGCTGAACCCATTGGGCTGTGAATGATAACCTGTGAACCATCTTCTACATCAACGATATGCATTGACGCTGTGCTTTCGGAAAAGCTAATAACCGCGCAAAGCCCAACATCATTAAAGATTCGCAGGGCTGGGACAAGAAAATCGGAAAGCTCAAAGTATTTATATCCAGCAAAAGTATTCTGCCCAGACTTCTTTAGCGGTAAAGCATGAAACGCTAATCGCGCCTCGTTTAGTTTTTTATGAATCGGCATTCTATTTCTCCTTATGCAAAACGTGGATATTTAAAGCGGATCGGTTCTGCTGACCAATTCCGAATCGTCATAACGTCACCTATAAGCTCGGCTAGGTGTTCACCATAGTTTGCGTGGCAAGCGCCAGCATTGATTGCCATCTCAACAAAGTCGCATGGCAAGCATTCAAATGTGTCGGTCATGGTGTGACCACAAACTGTGCATTTTTCTTTCGGCATGGTTGCTTCCTTTTTATTTTGTAAATACCTTGTAAACATCATGAACGGGAATTAAAAGCGTTTTTTATCGCAAAACGAAAGAAAAGTTAAATGGACTATACCGCACACGCAATTGCAGAGCTTTACGCTGTGGCAAAGCATCACAATATCAAGGCTTATGAGATTGCCAACGAAGCTGGCATCACTCGCGTCACGCTATCTAACTGGAAGAACAAACGCAGCGAACCAATGCTGGGCGCATACCTGGCAGCGTTTCATGCACTCGAGCGCATAATTGCAGCCAGGGCAGTCGATTGATCATGAAGCGATTCGGTAAATACCGCGCTGTCAAGGCGCAGTGCAATGCTGGTCACACGCATGATAGCAAGCGTGAAGCCCTGTGTTGCAATGAGCTTCACATATTGCAAGCGGCTGGTGAGATAAGTGATCTGACGATCCACCCGACATATTATTTCGTCATCAATGGCAAGCAGCTAAAGCATCCTAATGGTAGGCGCGTTGCTTATAAATCTGACTTTGAATATGTTGAAAACGGTATGTTAGTGACCCACGAAGTTAAGGGAGTCGTTGTCAGAGATTGGCCCCTGCGCCGCGCTGTCTTTAAGGCTCTGTTCCCGAATCACGATCTACGGGAGACCAAATAAAAATGGGTGACCGAAGCCACCCAAGGTTGTTTTGGCAAGGAGCACCAAGCGGCGGATAATACGGAAAAACTGTGCGCTGGTCAATGATGTATAAATTCGCTTTTATAAATCACGGAATGCGGTTATATAAGAGCGAGCGGGGAATGCTGAAAAAGCAAAAGCACTCGACCCGCTCTAACAACGCCTAACACAGGAAGGCATCGCTATGTTGTGTAATACACGCCACAGAACCATCACGCAAGACTTTGCGTCATGAGTATCAAATTAATGACAGCAGTATGGGATAGGGAAGACCTATCATCTACGCAAAAGCTTGTCCTTCTGTCTTTGGCAGATTGGGCAAACGATGAAGGTTTGTGCTGGCCTTCAATTGAGCGAGTAGCTAAAAAATCATCATTAAAAAAACGGGCTGTTCAACTGGCAATTAGATCGCTGGAAGAAATGCAGTTTATTCGCCGTGAAGAAGTGATCGGCAAGGGCAATAGGTATTGGATTCAGATACCCATGCAGCAAATGCACCCGTGCACTAAAGACATACCACCCGTGCACCAGATGCATGAGACCCCTGCACCAGATGCACCCAATACATTAAAGATACATCAATTAACCACCAAGTATATAATAGAGGGGTATCCAGTTTGGTTGCCGATTGATTCTTGGAAGGGTTGGGTGGAGATGCGAAAGCAACGCAAGCGCCCATTAACCGATAGAGCAAAAGCACGGGCGTTCACCAAGCTGGAAGCCCTGCACTTGGCAGGACACGACATAAACGAATTGCTAGATCGTTCGACAATCAACGGCTGGCTGGATATATACGAACCGAAAGGCGCGACCAATGCAGGAAATAGCAAACACGCAGCAGAGCCAACCAACCCAATGGTCAGAGCAGTCATTGCCAGCCAAGCTAGACGAGCTGCTGATGGGGAGCGACCTACCGACGATTGGGCCTAAGTCGGCTGAGACCCTTCAACAGTTTGTTGATGCCGCTAGACCACCAATGCCCGAGCGCGAACAGGTGGAGGTCATGATCGCCAAGCTATCATTAGCCACTGCCAGCCAGAAGCGCAGTCAGGAAGAAGAAGCAGAGCGCCTGGAGCTATATTGGCTGACGTTGCGAATTTATCCCTTGGTCGATCTTCGAAGTGCGTTTCTAAAGCTACTGCGAACGTGCAAGTTTATGCCAACACCAGCGGAGATAGATTCGGTTGTTCAGAATGAAGGCTATGATCGCAGACGCAAGATCAATCGCGCCAAGCATCTCTTGATGATCCACTATCGTGATTATGAGCCGCCCCAAGAATATGTCACAGCCCTAGAGCTTGAAGATTTAAGAAGGAATCTGGAAATTGGCACAGCCCACAAATAGCGCAGCTACCAGTTTGATGTGCGACCTAGCCAAGTATCAGTCAGGAAGTATATCACTGAATGATATACGCCAGAACTGGGCAAATGGTAAGTATGCTGAAGCGCCAAGAGAATGGGCTATTGCTGCGATTGAAGAAGCGAAGAAGCAGAAATCATAATTAATTGAACAATACGCTTTACACAGAAATCTGTTGAGCGTATGAAAATACATCAGCTAGGGGATGCTTCCCGCCAACATGGAGACTGAAATGACACCTAGAGGCCGTAACTTTGCAGAGATAGATGCTATTGCAGAGATGTATGATTACACTCTTGCTGATATTTTAGGCAAACAAAAAAATAGGACATTGGTTAAGGTAAGGCGCAAGTGCGTGGTTATGCTGCGAGACAAAGGCTATTCTACCACAGAGATTGGCCGCATCATGCAGCGCGACCACAGCACCATATGCCATGCGTTAAATATGTATGTAGTGAAAGGCGAGGGCGATGACTGAGCAATCTAATCCATATTTCATTGCTGGCCCCGCACTTATATCGTTCAGCGGCGGCAGAACGTCTGGCTATATGCTGAAACAAATAATTGATGCACACGGCGGAATATTGCCTAATGACGTTTATGTTGTTTTTGCAAACACGGGAAAGGAGCGGGAAGAAACGCTTCGTTTTGTTCATGAGTGTGGAACTCGTTGGGGCATATATATTCATTGGGTAGAGTGGGCGGAATCTCCTAAAAGACGGAAAGCTGGCGAGCTAAAGCTTGACCCAATATCTGACGCACAACGCCGCTTCAGTTTTGTAGGATATAACAGCGCCAGCCGTAATGGGGAGCCGTTTGCAAAACTAATAGAGCGAAAGCGTTTCCTGCCAACAACCACAATGCGATATTGCACTTCAACCCTTAAAGTTGAAACACTAAAGTGGTTTATGATTGCCCAAGGTCATGAAACTTGGTTAAATGTTATTGGCCTTCGTGGTGATGAAATGCACCGCGTTTTCAAACAAATTGAGCGCAATGAACAGGCAAAGGAACGTTGGCAATCTGTAATGCCAATGGCAAAAAATGGCTCTGGAGCAAATGGCAGAATGGTAAGGGAGCAGGATGTTTTAGATTTTTGGAAGCAACAGCCTTTTGATTTGGGTTTAAAAAGCTATGAAGGTAATTGCGACCTATGCTTTCTAAAAAGCAGAGGCAAACTGTTGAAATTAATTAGAGACAATCCAACCAGTGCAGAGTAGTGGTCGGAGCAAGAAAAAATACGGTCGCAACGCAACGGCGGAAATGTATCAAAAAGTTCTGGGCAATTTAGGAGAGATGAAGGTTATAATCAAATTGCAGCAGCTGCTGTAAATAGCATAGAGTTGCCAATGTTTGATGATGGTGAAGAATATGACGCAGAATGCGGATTATGGTGTGGAGAAGCAGCATGACACCAGCGAAGCTTAAACTTGCTAGAGTAGCTATGGGCTACAGTGTAACAGAGATGGCTGACGCTTTACGCCTATCGCCAGACAACGGCGCAACAAGCATACGCAAGATGGAATCTGGCAAGGTGCGTATCAGTGGGCCTATTATGGTTGCAGTCGATGCAATGCTAAAGGGCTATGACCCATTCGGTGATGATTATGACGCAGAATAGGTCTAGTGCTGTAATGCAGCAACGGTCTGAGCCTCACGATAGCTTGGATGACTTTCCAACACCACCTTGGGCAACTAGAGCTTTGTGTGAGTGGTTGCGTGACTTTCATGAAGAACAAATGCACACCATGAACGTAAGGGAACCAGCAGCAAATCGTGGTCATATGGTAAAAGTATTATCTGAATACTTTGCTTATGTTGAAGCATCAGATGTTCACGATTATGGCGTTGGCTATCCTGTTGCTGATTATCTTTGGGGGCAGAATCCAGACGATGCTGATTGGACAATAACAAATCCTCCGTTTCGTTTGGCAGAGCAGTTTATACAACGGGCATTGGCAAGCAGCAGAGGTGGGGTTGCAGTTATTGTCAGAAGTGCTTTTCTTGAAGGTAAAGCACGTTTTGAAAATTTATTTAGTAAAACACCACCGAGGTATGTTCTGCAATTTGTTGAACGTGCGCCAATGTGCAAGGGAAAGATTGACCCGAATGTATCAAGCGCAACTTCTTATAGCTGGCTTGTTTGGTTTCCATATTTAGTTGATGTTGAAACAACTTTGCAATGGATAGCGCCTTGCCGCAAACGCTTAGAGCGTGCATCTGATTATGAGGAAACAACATGATTGATACTGGTGAGGGCTCTAACTGGAAGTCTGCACTTGAGCCAGACAATCGCAGTTTGAAATTTTACACAACAGAAGAACTTAACGCTCCGTTTGTGTTGGAAGCAATTCAACGCTGGCACGGATGCACAATAGGTGAGGCAGTCATTAAGCGCGATGAAGAATTAGCTTGTCGCACAGAGGTGGATGAACATGGATAATCCCAGTAGCTACCAGATCGGCGGAGATCACTACGCATCAAAGGCTGTCCAGCCTTGGCAAGCAATGGCAGCATGGATGACTAAGGAAGCATTTGCTGGATTTTTACATGGCAACTGCATAAAATATCTGGCTCGATATAAAGACAAGAATGGAGTGCAGGACTTACAGAAGTGCCAGCACTATCTTTCAAAGCTTATTGAGTTGGAATCTGGACACAATGAAGAAGATGCTTTAAAAGGTTAGCACCAGACCTTTTATGGAAGCTGAGACACATGGCGTTAACACCTAAACAAGAGCGATTCGCTCACGAAGTTGCATCGGGCAAAAGTCAAGCAGAGGCTTACAGAACAGCCTTTAATGTTAAGCCGACAACTAAACCAGAGACCAGCCAAGCAAATGCTTGTAGGCTAATGGCAGATAGCAATGTTTCAACAAGGGTTGCTGAATTACGAGCAGCAGTTGCTGAACGTGTCACATGGACGCTGGCAGACAGCCTTGATGTGTTGTCTACGATAGCCAAAGGATTAGACGCAGACGCAAAGCCAAGCGACAAGGTAAACGCTGTAAAGGCCATCAACGCAATGATTGGGCTTGACGCTCCATCTAAGCTTAGTGTCACTGGCAGTCTCGTTACACACATCCAGCGCGAAGTGATTGATGACAACGCTGAAGATTAAAACCCCGCGCTGGTTCAAGCCATTCCTAAAGCCTAGTCGCTATAAAGGCGCACATGGTGGTCGTGGATCGGGAAAGAGCCATGCCTTTGCGGAAATGGTAATAGAAGCGCACGTTATGGATCAGCGGCGCAGAACAGTTTGCGTTCGTGAAATACAGAAGTCGCTATCGCAGTCGGTCAAGCGTTTGCTGGAGCTAAAGATTGAGCAGCTTGGCGTTCAGGATTACTTTGAGATTCAGGAAAGCCAGATCAAGTCACGGCATGGCGATGGCCTAATCATCTTCCAGGGGATGCAGAACCACACGGCTGACTCCATCAAGTCGCTAGAAGGTTATGACTGCGCCTGGGTGGAAGAATCGCAGACACTATCGCAACGCTCGCTCGATCTATTGCGTCCGACAATCCGTAAGCCAGACAGTGAGCTATGGTTCACATGGAACCCGCTTAACAGCAGCGACCCGATTGATATGCTCCTGCGTGGCCCAAGCCCACCGCCTGACGCTGTGGTTGCACAGGTAAACTATCGAGACAACCCTTGGTTCCCTGATGTGCTTAAATCAGAAATGGAATACGATAGGGATAGAGACCCTGACAAATACAAGCACGTTTGGCTGGGCAGCTATTCATCTAACAGCGAAGCGCGTGTATTCCGTAACTGGAAGGTTGAGGACTTCGAAACACCAGAGGACGCAACGCATCGCTTTGGTGCTGACTGGGGCTTTGCATCTGACCCGACTGTTCTAATCCGCTGCCATGTTGTTGGCCGCACAATCTATGTCGATCATGAAGCGTATCGTGTAGGCTGTGAGATCATGGACACGCCAGACCTATTCTTCACTGTGCCTGACTCTGAAAAGTGGCCCATCGTTGCTGACAGCGCCAGACCTGAAACGATTAGCCACATGAGAAAGCACGGCTTCCCAAAGATTATGGCGGCAGTCAAAGGGCCTAAGTCTGTAGAGGAAGGCGTTGAATGGTTGAAGTCATATGACATCATTGTCCACCCTCGCTGCCAACACACGATTGACGAATTAACGTGCTATAGTTATAAAACTGACCCCTTGACAGGACAAATCTTGCCAATCCTTGCAGATCGTGATAATCACCTTATAGACGCGCTACGTTATGCGTGCGAGGCCATACGTCGAGCAGTCCCTGCAAAGACTTTCGATGTGCAACCTTTGGCAACTGTGAGTAGGTGGTAAATGGCTCGATTGAATAAAGAACAACGGTTCCAGAACATCCATCAACAGGCGATGACGGAGTTCGACCGTGTTCAAACATCTGTGCGTGATGAACGCTTGCAGTGCTTACAAGATCGACGCTTCTACTCCATAGCTGGAGCGCAGTGGGAAGGCCCACTAGGTGACCAATACGAAAACAAACCACGCTTTGAGGTGAACAAGATTCACCTTAGCGTCATTCGTATCATCAACGAATATCGCAACAACCGCATCGCTGTAGACTTTGTTAGCAAAGATGGCGAAGCAAACGACAAGCTAACCGAAACGTGCAATGGTCTCTATCGTGCAGACGAACGGGACAGCGGCGCAGAAGAAGCATACGACAACGCTTTTGAGGAAGCTGTAGGCGGTGGCTATGGCGCTTGGCGTTTACGCACTGCGTATGAAGATGAAGAAAACGACGAGGACGAACGCCAGCGCATCCGCATAGAACCAATCTATGACGCTGATAGCTCTGTGTTCTTTGACCTTGATGCAAAGCGCCAGGACAAGGCAGACGCTAAGTATTGCTTCGTGCTGTATTCAATGACCTATGAGGCTTACAAGGCTGAATGGAATGATGACCCAGCAACATGGCCCAAGGTAATCCATCAGTACGAGTTTGATTGGGATACGCCTGACGTTGTGTTTGTCGCTGAGTATTATCGCGTTGAAGAAGTGCGTGAGACAGTCCGCATCTTCCTGACGATCCAAGGCGAAGAAGAACGCTACATGCAAGCGGACTTCGACGCTGACGAAACGCTAGAGGAAACACTAGCTGCTGTTGGCACTGTAGAAGTACGCCAGAAGCGTACTAAGCGTAAGCGCGTCCGCAAGTATATCATGAGCGGTGGCGGCATCCTTGACGATATGGGTTACATCGCTGGCAAGAACATTCCTATTGTTCCTGTCTATGGCAAGCGTTGGTTCGTTGATAACGTAGAGCGTTGCATGGGCCATGTTCGTTTAGCCAAAGACCCACAGCGACTGAAGAATATGCAGCTATCTAAGCTGGGTGAGATCAGTGCGCTTTCGTCGATTGAAAAGCCCATCTTGATGCCAGAGCAAGTCTCAGGCCATCAGGTAATGTGGGCAGAGGATAACCTACGCAATTATCCTTATCTGTTAATCAATCCAATTACAGGGCCAAACGGCGAGACTACTGCTGCTGGCCCAGTTGCTTACACTAAGTCCGCACAGATTCCGCCAGCAATGGCAGCATTACTTGCTCTGACTGAGCAGGACATGGCTGAGATACTGGGAAGCACCCAGCAAGCCGACAAGATGGTCAGCGGTATCAGTGGTAAGGCTGTGGAGCTAATCCAGACCCGCCTAGATATGCAGACGTTCATCTACATGAGCAACATGGCTAAGGCTGTGCGCCGCTGTGGTGAGATATGGCTGTCAATGTCGAAAGACATCTACGTTGAAGAAAAACGCAAGATGAAAACTGTTGGCGCTATGGAAGAAGTTGGTTCGATTGAACTGATGAAGCCACAAATCGACGAAGAAACAGGCGAACTGATTTACGAGAACAACCTGGGCGATGCCTTGTTTGATGTTGCCGTAGACGTTGGCCCATCGTCGAGCAGCCGCCGTGACGCTACAGTCCGTGCGCTTACAGGCATGATGCAAGTTACCACCGATCCAACAACCCAACAGGTTCTGCAAGCTATGGCTATCATGAACATGGAAGGCGAAGGCATTGGAGACATCAAGGAATACTTCCGTAAGCAGCTAGTCCAGATGGGCGTTCTGAAGCCAACGGAAGAAGAACAGCAGCAGATGATGGAAGCACAGGCTAACGTGCAGCAAGACCCACAATCTGCTTACTTGCTGGCCGAAGCCGCTAAGTCACAGGCTCAAGCTATCCAAGCACAAGCTAACACTGAATACACCTTGGCGCGTTCTGAAGAAACGAAGGCTAAGACTATTCAAACATTATCAAGCGTTGATATAGACGAACGAAAGTCCGCTATTGAGACTGCTGAAAAGATTGGGGCCGCAATTAGGCCGCAAACGAATGTGGTTCCACCCTCCACTATATTAGGGTGAGTTAATGGGGTTAAAACATGAAAACGGCAGAACTGGATAACGACAACATCGACACAATAGACATCGACACAGACATCAATGACCAAGCGGAAGATGAGACCAATTCCATCGACCAGGCTGATGATGACGAAGAAGATGACGAAGATGAAGTCGTAATATCTATCGGAGAGGAATCGCCACCTCAAGATGAAGAAGTTCGTGCGCCAGCTTGGGTGCGTGAATTGCGTAAATCGAATCGGGAAAAAGAGCGGAAGATACGCGAACTTGAAGCAAAGCTTAATACGGCAGCAACTGAGACCAAACCAGTTGCATTAGTATCTAAGCCAACGCTTGAAAGTTGCGACTATGACTCCGACGAGTATGAACAAAAGCTTGCTGATTGGTATGAGCATAAACGCGAATACGATTCAGTGGAAGCCAAGGCAGAAGCGCAGCGAGATGCTGAGTCTAAAGCATGGCAGGACAAGCTTGATTCCTATGCGAAGGCAAAATCTTCGTTAAAGGTGCGGGACTATGACGAAGCTGAAGCTACGGCTTTAGATACGTTTAACGTCACGCAGCAAGGAATAGTTCTACAAGGCTCTGACAATCCTGCTTTGCTTATTTACGCAATTGGCAAAAGCACTAAGCGAGCTAAGGAACTTGCAGCAATCACCGACCCCGTGAAGTTTGCCTTTGCGGTAGCAAAACTGGAGACTCAGTTGAAAGTAACTAACCGTAGGGCGACAACCGCGCCAGAACGTACAATCACCTCAAACGGTGGGCGTGTGTCTGGTTCCATTGATTCACAACTTGAACGCTTACGCGCTGAAGCTCTGAAGACCGGAGACTTATCAAAGGTCATGGCTTACAAGCGAAGCAAGAAATAAACCTAATTTAGAAAGAATAGGGAATTAAATATGGCTAACGCTTTTTCGAAAGAAGAAATTGTTGCCTTTGAGAATATCCTCGAAGGCTTCCATGACGCTTTGATCCTTTCAAAGAACGTCAACATCTACAACACCAACGGCGTAACTATGGAACGCGCTCGTGACACCATGTGGCGTCCGCAACCATACATCGCTCAGTCGTTCACTCGTACTGTTGGCACGACGATTGCTTCTAGTGTTCAGACGATGACCCAGCTTTCTGTTCCTTCGACCTTGGGCTTCAGCCCTTGCTCTGCGTGGGAAATGAATGCTTTGGAACTTCGTGATGCACTGCAAGAAAACCGTCTTGGCGATGCTGCAAAGCAGAAGCTTGCTTCGGACATCAACCTTTCCGTTATGGATTTGGCTGCTGCTCAGGGTACGCTTGTTGTTGACGTAGCTACCGCTGCTGGCGATTATGACGATGTTGCACTTTGCGACAGCATCATGAACGAACAGGGTGTTATGGCTGGTGATCGCTACCTTGCTTTGTCGAGCCGCGATTATAACGGCATGGCTGGTAACTTGGCAGTAGCGACTCGCTCGTTCACTGGCACGAAGTCGGCTAACGCATATGAGCGTTCGTTCGTTGGTGAAGTCGCAAGCTTCTCAACCTACAAGCTTGACTATGCTAACCGTTGTGCTGCTAACACTGCAACTGTCACCATCAACACTACTGGCGCTCAAGCTCAGTATGTTCCACAGGCGACAACCAACAGTGTTTCGGGTATCCTGAACGTTGACAACCGCTATCAGACTGTCACTGTCTCCTCGACAACTGGCGTTCTTGCTGGCGATGCGTTCACGATTGATGGCATTGAAGCTGTTCACCACATCACGAAGCGTTCGACTGGCGAACTCAAGACGTTTCGCGTCATTGAAGTTGTCAACGGCACATCGATGGTTATCTCGCCACCGATCATCGCTGCGACTGCTCCAGCAACTGATGCTGAATTGCAGTACAAGAACGTTGAATTGGTTGCAGCCGCATCGTCTGCTCCGCTCAACTTCTTGAACATTGCTGCTTCAAGCATCAACCCGTTCTGGCGCAAGGATTCGATTGAACTCCTCCCAGGCCGCTATGCTGTTCCAGATGGCGCTGGCGTTGACGTTCTTCGTGCATCAACGGATCAGGGTATCGAATTGGTCATGACCAAGCGTTTCGATCCACTGACCTTCCAGACGCTTTACACGCTGGACACACTGTATGGTGTGGTTATGACGAACCCAGAAATGGCAGGTATCCTGCTTTTCAACCAAACTTAATAGGGATGGGGGGAGCTTCGGCTTCCCCCTCTTTCTTCAAGGAGCGAACCAATGCCATTGAAAAAAGGTTTCAGCCGCGCAACCATCGGCAAGAATATCAAGATGGAAGAAAAGTCTGGTCGCCCTAGAAAGCAAGCCATCGCTATTGCGCTCAATGTAGCACGCGATGCAGCAATGAAAGCAGGGAAGCCATCGAAGGCTCCAAAGCGGAAGGCAAAGAAATGAAGATGGGCCTGTACGCAAATATCAATGCGAAGCGTAAGCGCATCAAGGCGCAGAAGGCTGCTGGCAAGACACCAGAGCGTATGAAGAAGCCTGGTAGCAAAGGTGCGCCAACAAAGGCTGACTTCGTTGCATCGGCAAAGACTGCCAAGCCAGTTAAGGGCAAAACCAAGTGACAGACTTCCCAACCATTCTTTATCGCATCCCTGGGCCTCACAAGAAGAAACGTGGGTTGACCTATGGTTACAGAGGCGCTGCAGATCAGGAAGCATTTGACGCATTGATCGCTAAGGGCTGGTCTGCGTCTTATGAAGATGCTGCAAGCAAGCTAGATAAGAAGCCAAAGGCTAAAGCCGTTGAGATTGATGAAGTCTCTGGCCCAAGCCGTGAGGAACTGGAAGTTAAGGCGAAAGAATTAGGGGTATCGTTTAATGCACGAACTTCTGATATAACGCTGTCAGATCGCATAACGTCAGCATTGGAAGTCTGAAATGGGATATACAAAGCGCCAGTTCGTAACGTCAGCCTTTGAAGAAATAGGCTTGGCAGATTACGTCTTTGACCTTCAGCCTGAACAGCTAGAGGCCGCTTTGCGCCGTTTAGATTCCATGATGGCTGAATGGAACGCTGCTGGCATCCGTCTTGGCTACGCAATGCCAAGCAGCCCACAAGATAGCGACCTAGATACAGAAACCAATGTGCCTGACAGCGCATGGGAAGCTATCATCACCAACCTAGCCATTAGGATTGCTCCTGGCTATGGTAAGGCTGTAGCTGCTGACACTAAGGTATCAGCTAAGGGCGCTTACAATGTATTGCTGCAACGCGCTACATTCCCGCTTGAACAACAGCTTCCATCAACAATGCCATTAGGTCAAGGCAACAAGCCTTGGCGGTGGGATAATCCTTATGTGCGGATTCCTTATGATTCTGTAAATGCTGGGCCTGATGGCCCCCTTGATTGGAGTTAAACCATGCCTACCATTAATCAGCTACCAACCGTAACACAGGTCTCTGGCGGAGATCAGTTACCATTATTCGTAACGAACCAAGGTGACGCTCGTCGTTGCTCTGTCACAACCCTTATTGGATACGTTGAGGAAAACTTTGACGCTGTTGTTTGTAATTCGGTTCAGACAACGCCATCGACCTTTGCCCAGCTTATCAACCCTGTCGGTAACACTGGCGCACGAGCGTTCATTACTGACGGTAGCACCACAACATTCGCTGCCACTGTTGCAGGCGGTGGCGCTAACTTCGTTCCTGTCTACAGTGACGGCGTTGTGTGGAAAGTTGGCTAATTAACTGCAATAAAAGGATTGAGATATGATTATTCAACCAGGTCTAACTCAGACCATTACAGATGTAATTGTTCCTGCTGGTCAGTATATCAGCGTTGGGAATGTAGGCAATGATGCCACAACCGTTTCGCTTGAGGCAATCGGCCCAGTAAGCTATGACTCCTACACCCAGATTGCGTCGCTTTCTAACAGCGCAGAGATGTTTGGCCCGTATCCTGTTGATCGCACTGTGCGTATTGTCAGTGGGATTGAGTCAACAGCGCAATATGACGTAGGCGATCAACCAACGCTGCGTGACTTCCCGCCTTTGACAATCGGAAGCCTTGAGCCTGTTAGCCTTGTTGAGCCAGCAGCTGCCTTTGTAACGCTTACCTATGACGATGATGCGGGTGACGTAAAGCTGGTAAGTGCTGGCGTTCATGGCCTTACAAACGCAGTATCGCAAGGCGCTGACCTTTATATCACTTGGACGGGTGGAACGGCATCCACTGGCTTTTATGAAGTGCTGGACGCTGATACAGATACTAAGGAGGTAACCATTGACCTACCTTACATTGATTCGACCGTCACGATTAGCATCGCTGCACCAGGCGTTATAACTTGGGCTGGACATGGCTTATCGGTAAACGACACGATTCGCTTTACCACTACTGGTGCATTGCCGACCGGATTGGCTATCAACACCACATACTATGTGAAGCAAGTGCTTTCAGCTAACACCTTCACCGTGTCCACATCAGCAGGCGGCGCAGCAGTCACCACCAGCGGTACGCAGTCTGGCACACAAACTGCTCTCGTTTGGTACGGCGTTGCCGTAGTTGCTGTAGCTAACACCGAAATTACTTTAGCATCCGTCACAGTCCCTGGCTGGTCGATGGGCGTTGGTGGCGGTATGGAGATTGACGCTCTGTTTACGTTGACCAATAACGCTACAGTTAAAACCTTGGGCATGACATATGGCGGCGGCGTTCTCTTGGCTGCTGCTGCGGCAAACAACGCTAGTGCGTCTGTTCAGAAGCTACTATACAATCGTGGTGGCTCACAAGTTGTCAGCAACTCAACAACTTCTATAGGTCATGGCCTATCGACTGGTGCCAACGTGTTCTTGAGCGTCGATGCTACACAGGATCAGACATTTACAATCACTGCAAAGCCAGCGACTGCGAATAACCTGATGCGCCTTGAAGCGTTTAATCTTTACGTAACTTTCTAATAGGAGAATTGAAATGCCAATGGTCGGTGGAAAAAAGTTCAGCTACGATGCAAAAGGTATGGCGATGGCTAAGAAAGCTGCAGCTAAAGCTGGCAAGTCAATGACTATGACCAAAGCCAAGAAGAAAAAGAAGTAAGAACGCCACGAGGCTCAGATGAAAAAGGATTCGCGCCTTACTCGTGTTGGTGTAGCTGGCTATAACAAGCCCAAGCGCACACCATCGCATCCGAAGAAGTCGCACGTTGTTGTCGCTAAAGAAGGCGATAAGATCAAGACAATCCGCTTCGGACAGCAGGGCGTAATGGGTTCACCCGCCAGCAAAGGCGAAAGCGAATCTAATAAGAAGCGCCGCGCATCGTTTAAGGCTAGGCATTCAAAGAATATAGCTAAGGGTAAAATGAGCGCGGCGTTTTGGGCCGACAAAGTAAAGTGGTAAAGGAATTAAACTATGGATGATATTAGAACATTTGCACCAGCTTACGGACAAGCTATTGCCGTAGCTCCTGGCGTTGCTAGTGCGAACTCCGTTATTGGTAAGAACGTGACATCGATGTGCATCACCAGCCGCAATTCGGTTGAGTGCTTTGTCCGCATCGGCACGGGCGCTGGTCTAGCTGCAACGACTGCTGACTATCTGGTTCCGCCAAACGGTCAGGTAAGCATTAGCAAGTTTCTGGATTATGATCGGATCGCATACATTGCCCCTGCTGGCGGTGGTTCGCTCCACATTATTCCAGGCGAAGGCTTCTAATGTTTCTGCTAACGCGCCTTCGGAATCGCTTGCGTTATTACAACGCAGACGGTGGCCCCGTTCTTGGTGCGCTTCTTTTAGAGAATGGTGACTTCCTAACTCTTGAAGATGGCGGCTTTCTTCTGCTGGAATAAACTATATCCATGACACAGATTCCAATCCTGAGCGGCATATTTACAGACAACGGGCCAGACTTTAGAACGTCTTATCCCGTTAACTTTGTTCCTGTGCCAAAAGCGAATGGAATCAGTAATGGATACTTGCGACCCGCTGAAGGCATTGTCGGCAACGGTACTGGCCCTGGCATTGATCGCGGTGGCATAAACTATAACAACGTATGCTATCGCGTCATGGGTTCTAAGTTCGTATCAGTTGCCAGCAATGGCGCTGTGACGATCTTGGGAGATGTCGGCAATGATGGCGATTACGTTACGCTAGACTATAGCTTTGAATATATTGGCATCGCATCGAACAACAATCTATTCCTATGGGATATAGCAACAGGCGTTCTCGCTCAGAACACCGACCCTGATCTTGGCATAGTTCTTGATACAGTGTGGGTGGATGGCTACTGGATGACCACTGATGGCGAGTTTCTGGTGGTCACTGAACTAAACAATCCGTTCGCAGTGAACCCGTTAAAATATGGTTCGTCAGAAGCTGACCCTGATCCAGTGGTTGCCCTGTTAAAGCTACGCAATGAAGTCTATGCGCTTAACCGTCACACCATCGAAGTGTTTGACAACCGTGGTGGAGAGCTATTCCCGTTCCAACGTATCGAAGGAGCTCAGGTTGAAAAGGGCGTTGTCGGCACACACGCTTGCTGCGTATTCCTTGAGAACATCGCATTCCTTGGTAGTGGCTTCAACGAAGCGCCATCTATTTATCTTGCCGCAAACGCAACCGCAAATAAGGTTAGCACGCAAGAGATTGACGAACTGCTTGCAACATTCACTGAAGCGCAGTTAGCGACTGTAAAGCTAGAGGCAAGGAACGATAGAGCGCACGAGCATCTATATATCCACCTTCCAGATCGCACGATTGTATTTGACGCAGCGGCATCGCAAGAATTGGGCCAGCCTGTTTGGTTCACGTTGACGAGCAGCCTTGTGGACTTCGCTCGCTATCGCGCTCAGAACTTCGTGTGGTGCTATGACAAGTGGTTGCTAGGCGACCCTACCAGCAATGCCATTGGGTATCTGGTAAAGGATATATCGACGCACTGGGGGCAAAAGGTGCGTTGGGAATTTGGCACAACCATTCTATATAACGAAGGTCGCGGCGCGATATTGCAGAACCTTGAACTGGTTTCGCTAACAGGCTCGGTTGCGTTCGGCTTAGACCCAACGATTAACACCAGCTACTCAACTGATGGGCAGAACTGGAGCCAGCAGAAGTTCATCAAGGCTGGTAAGACTGGAGAGCGAGCCAAGAGACTTGTATGGTTCCACCAAGGCTGGATGCGTAACTGGCGCGTTCAACGTTTCCAGGGCACATCAGACGCTCATATGTCTTTTGCTAGGCTAGAGGCGGCAATAGAGCCATTGGCTTACTGATGGCTGTAACTCCAAGAAGATTAAGCCTGACACGGGATCAGTTTGCCTCGTTCCTTCAGGACTTTGAGCAGATTAAACAATTCGAAAATCTATTTGCTACCGTTGATACGATGGCGAACGTTACTGTTGATGATATTAGTATTGCGGCTGGCAATGCCAATGCTGCTGCGAATGAAGCAAATGACAGCATTCAAAGTCTTCTGGATTCTTTAGACAGAGGCCCACCAGCGGCATCTCAGGAGCAGATTGCAGCACTGCAAGAGCAAATAACGACACTTCAACAATTGCCGCCAGCATTGGATGCGCTGGCTGTGCAAGCAATCATTAATGCGTCATCGTCGCCTGTAATTAAAACAGCGGACTTCACGGTAGCATCTGGTGAGCTTTGGATTATTAATGACAAGTCAGGTTCGACTTGCACTGTCACGCTGCCTACCGCTTCGGTATATGCTGGCCGTACTCTTAACTTTCAGAACTACCAAGATCAGTCACTTGTATCTGCGTCAAGCGATGTCATTCCGCAAGGTGGCGGTTCGGCTGGTTCTGCGATTTTGACAAATGTTGCTGGAAATTGGGCAACACTAGTGTCAAACGGCACAAATTGGGTTATAACGCAAGCAGCATCATTTAATTGTTTGTTGTATTAAAGGATTAGACATGGCTGTAAATACCAGAAACATCATTCCAGCAAAGACTGCGGAAAACACACAGACAACGCAATATACCTCTGTGAACGTTACAACGGTCATTGATAAGTTCACAGCAACTAATTACACCGCAACGGCTGCAACGATCAGCGTTAACCTTGTGGCAGTGTCTGGCAGCGCAGGAAATGACAACCTTATCGTCATGACCAAAACGCTTCAGCCATCGGAAACCTACACGTTTCCTGAGCTAGTCGGCCAGGTAATTGCGTCAGGCGGGTTTATTTCAACTATTGCGGGAACAGCCACAGCTATCAACATCCGCGCATCTGGACGGGAAATATCGTAATGAAAAAGCCAATGATGATTATTGAAGGCTTTGCTGGTCTGCGTGAAAGCGAACCATTCATCACCACTGCTGAGAACAAGAAGAACACGAAGATCGTCATTGACGATTGGATGCTTGGCCCTGAAAACCCAAGCAACGAGCGTGGCGCTAATCCTGAATACTGGGTGGCCTTGGGTGTAGCTATGCAAGTGGATGAGACTGAAGCTCGTCGGCGCAGATGTTCTAACTGCGAGTATTTTATTAACTCAACGCTTATGCAATCAAAAATGGATAAAATTCCGTGGAACGCATGGGATGTAGACGCAGGTTATCGTGGATATTGTGAAAAATTTGAATTTATTTGTCACGACATGAGAGCGTGTCAGGCTTGGGAAGAACGTGAAGATGAGGATTAAATTACACATCCCTCATGTAGTTTACGTTTCGCTGTCAGATAAGCATTGTGGGCATCTAATGAATCGCCAAAAACACCAAGGTAAATGCTTTTGCCATTAACGGAGATTGCGGCAACAAATTTATTAGGCCCATGATAACGAACACCTAGGTATCCAGTTTTGCTTGTTCGCTTTGCCCTATTTTGATTTTGAGCGTTTACACTGCGAGAAACGTCACGAAGATTATTAAATGAGTTGTTAGATTTATTACCGTCTACATGGTCAATATCAGCAATAGGCCATTTACCAGTTATATACATCCATGCAAATCTATGAGCCATAGTTCTATGCCCATCAATCATAATGTAAACATAGCCATCTTTTCGCAACGATCCAGCTTGCATTCCAGCTTTCTTGCGACGATTGCTTTCGAGGTGGGTAAATATGCCAGTCTCAGGGCAATAGCGGACAAGCTCACGCAAACGTTCTTGAGTAATCATAAAACACCTCATCAAAGTGCTGCATCAGGAAAATTACAGCAAGCGATGATGAGTCGCCTGTCCCCCGTCAGGTAAGCTGCGTGATGATAATTAAGATACTTTATTGCCAAAGGCAAACAAATTGTGATATGGTTTTGCCACAGAGCCTTAAAGAGCAGCCTGTGGCTCATTTCGTAAAGGTGATGCTGTGACTGCAATATGCCGCACAAAAGACATTGATACAGTTGAAAGCGTTCTTATTGAGCCTTTCACAAAGGCTTTCAATGAAGCTGATGTTCAGCGTCTAGAGTCGGCACTTCTTGACCTACCACAAGCTGACTGCCCTATTACACATCGCTTTGCTCCAGGCATTTACATTCGTGAAGTTCGTATGCCAGCGGATTCATATATAGTAGGCCATCATCACAAGACTGCCCATTTCAACAATATGCTATCTGGTCGCCTGACTATCTTAAATGACGATGGCACAAAGACAGAGCTAGTGGCCCCACAGTCGTTCATCGCACCTCCTGGCCGCAAGATAGCCTATATCCATGAAGATGTGATTTGGCAGAACATCTTTTCAACCGACGAGCGTGACGTTGATACGCTTGATGAAATGTTCTTAGACAAAAGCGAGTCATGGCAGGAATCAAAGAAGTTTAACCAAATGCTGTTAAGCTTTGATCACTCTGAAGACATTGCTGACTTTTACGCAGCGATTGAGGAGTTTGGCTTTGACGCTGAAACAGTGCGGGAAATATCTGAATTACAATATGACCAGATTCCGTTTCCGCATGGCGAGTATAAAGTTGCGCTGGGTGATAGCCAGATCGAAGGCAAAGGATTGTTTGCATCTGGTAACATTCCACAGTTTGAGGTAATTGCGCCAGCATTGATGGGCGGACTACGCACACCAGCAGGGCGCTACACCAACCATTCTAAGAATCCGAATGCAATGATGTTCCGTATGGAAAATGGTGATATATATGTTGTTGCAATGCGCGACATCTCAGGATGCAAGGGCGGCAGCAACGGCGAAGAAATTACAGTAGATTATCGTCAGGCTTTGATAGTGACGATAGGGGGATATTGATATGAGTGCGGTAGCAGCGGCAACAATCGGTAGCGCCATCATCGGCGCAGGGGTGTCAATTAGTGCCTCTAAAAGAGCGAGTAAAACACAACTTGCGGCGGCTGACAGAACAGCAGACGAACAGCGTGCGGCTCGTGAGGAAATGCGGACGCTGCTTAACCCGTATGTGTCCGCTGGCACACCAGCCTTGCAAGCTCAGATGGCGTCATTGGGTCTGTCAGGCCCAGAAGCACAGCAAGCCTATATATCGCAGCAAGAGCAAAGCCCATTCTTTCAGGCATTGGCTGCACAAGGAGAGGATGCCATTCGGCAAAACGCATCAGCAACTGGTGGACTTCGCGGCGGCAACATTCAGGGCGCATTAGCTCAGTTTCGCCCCGCATTATTGACTCAGTTTTTAGATCAGCAATATGGACGTTTGGCTGGGCTTTCAACTCTTGGCCAAGCCTCTGCTGCTGGCGTTGCAACCAATACACTTAACTCTGCAACCAATATTGGCAACGCATATACGCAAGCGGGACAAGCACAAGCTGGTGGTATATTAGGACAGGCCAATGCCTTTAATCAGGCAATCGGCACTATAGGTGGACAGCTACCAGGGCTGTTTAAGCCACCCGTGACTCCATCGGGCGTTCCAACGCCTCCAGTGCCACCACAAAGCGGAATGATTGGGCCTAGTGGCTTCACTATGTCTAATATAAACCAGAGAACATTCTAATGCCTGATCCATTTAACTATAACATTGCAAGCCCTATGGCAGCTTTCGAAGGCTCGCTTAACTTTGCTCAAGCTCAAGAGCAAAGGCAACGTGCTGAACAGGCTGCTGTCTTAAAGCAGCAACGCGCTGCGGAGATAAAGCAAGCGATGGCATCGTATCAACAAGATAGATCGGCTCCTAACTTAGCACGACTAGCGATGGCGTTCCCTGAACTTAATGACCAGATCAAGGCGTCAGAATCTATTTTGAATGAAGATGAAAAAAAGAACGCAAATTTGCTTCGCTCAGAAGTCATTACTTTAGTAAAGAACGGCAAGCGTGAGTTAGCTCGCGCTCGTTTAAAAAAGCAATTGGAAGGTTATCAAGGAACAGTAGGGCAGGAAAAACAAGCAAAAGCAGCCCAAGATATGATAACAGCCTTTGATACAGACCCTGACCTTGTAGTGCTTCCAATGGAACTAGCTTTAATTCAAAGCGACAAAGATTTATACGAGAAGGTTGTTGGCATAACTCAAAACCTTTCGCCTGTAGGTAAAGAGTATCAGGATCGCGTGCGTATTTTAGGCAAGGCGGCAGCAGATACATGGTTAAAAACTGAGGGTATGAAACTTATTCCCGTTCAGCCTGGTGGTAAAATTGTAAATGCTGAGAGTTTCATAGGTAATGTTACTGGCAATGAAGCCCCTCCTGAGGTTACTTTTACAATTGATGATACAGGAGGTCAGACTAGCACAACGCAGTCTGGTACCTTTTAAGGGTAGTAACATTAACCCAATAAAGGATTTAGGCGCACTTGGCTTTAGTCCAACAAGTGGATTCAGGACGCAAAAGCACCAAGATGCATTAAGGGCGCAGGGTTTGACAACAACAAAGACGGGATCGCACCAAAAAGGTGACGGTCTTGACTTTTTCCCGCCAAAAGGAATGAAGATGTCTGAAGCGATTGCCTTAGTAAAACGAACATATCCAGGCACTCGCGTTGCTGCTAGTAACAAAGGCGCATTACATATAACCTTCCCTGGTTGGGGTAAGGCTCCTGACGTAAGTCGTTCTCGTAAAAGATATGGTGATTGATTATGGCAGTTAAGTACAAAGAAGGTGATCAGCTCACAGGTAGCGATGGCAAAAAATACATTGTTCAGGGTGGCGTGCCTCGTGAAAAGCTTTCGATTCCGAAAATTAATGTCATTGATATTCCAAGGTCGCCTGAGCAGATAGCTGAAGAAAGTCGCAAGGTTTCTGGTGAGACACGCGACGAAGAACGCTTGCGATTAGCTCAGGAAGCAGCTGACCTTGCTAAACGCCAAGAACAGAAGGGTGTTGAAACTGAAGGTCGAACAAAATTTGAATCTCTTTTTTCAAAGTATGGAACTGAGCCTGCTGTAGTTAAATATCAAAAGGTTTTGCCTATATTTGATACTATGGTGACGATTGCCAGCCGCACTAATCCAAGCAAAGCTGATGACAATTTTTTAATTACATTAGGTAGCAAAATCAAAGACCCCAGCACTGGCGTGTTGGGCGGAGAATTTGAAACAACTAAAGATATTCAAACTTCTATTGATAGAACCATAACTGATTTGAAGGGTCTTTATGACCCAGAATCTGGGTTTGTATCTCCACAAGCTCGCCGCCAGTTTCTTATCGCAACGAGAGATTTGATTGCGTCTGATAGACTTGCATATGACTTTGCGCGTAATCGGTTTAGACAACTTTCTACAGACCCGACTTACAATGTTAATCCAGACGCTGTTATTGGTGAAGATTTTGCTAACGCTTACAAAGACAGAATAAAAGAAAATTTCTTAAAGGTCATGGGCGGTGCGGAAGCTGAAACCGCTGGTGGCGTCCCTGTGCTTAAAGTTGCTGAAGGCGATAAGTTCTCAACTGATAAAGATATTTCCATAGCAAGCGAGCTTCAGGGGATGTGGGCTGCTGGCAGAACACTTGATGAAGTTAATGCCAAGGCTATAGAGTTGACTGGTGGAAATCCCCTCAGCGCAGAAACGGTTAAGGCTCTAAGCGAAGATCCACAGCGCACAATTAGATTCACTCCTAATCGTTCAGGCATACGTGAACCATCTGCTCCAGGAATGGAAACCGCTATTGGTACAGCTGCTGTTCGTGGATTCACAAGTAATCTTGGGGAAGAAATTCTTTCTACAGTATTTAAGTCCCCAGAAGCTGCTGCAAAGCTCCAGGCTGCTGGTGAGTATAGCATGGAGAATTATCCAATAACATCTATGCTTGCTGAAATACCAAGCAGCATTGTGTCTCCCGTTAACAAGCTTACAAAGTTTATTCCTGGAGGCCCAGTAGTACGAGACATCGTTGAGGGTGGCATTTATGGCGGCGGCGAAGGACGGCCTGACGCTAGTGCTTTAGAGCGTGCAAAAACCGCTGCTGCTGGAGGCATATTGCAATCAGGATTTGGTGCTGCTGCTCGACGCTTTATGCCAGGTGGCGCTGCTCCAGATGGGATGGCTCCAGATGGGACTGGTATACCTGAAGGTGAATTTGTTAATGTAACGGGGGAAGTGCCTACAGGCATGGTTCCTGATATTGGTATGGGCGGACAAGCGGCTCCGTCACCAACTGGATTCGATATCCCAACTGGTGCGCCTACTGGCATGGCTCCGCCTACTGCTGGTATGGCCGCGCCCATCGCTGGTGAAGCGGTAGAAGACGTAGCTGCTCAGATTAGCACTGAAGGAATGATCGACTTAGCTCAGAAAGCTGTTAGTCGTGGGCCTGGTGCTTCAAAGGCACGAGCTCAATTGGCTGAGATGGCAAAGACTAATCCAGAGGCAAAGGCTGCTGCTGATCGTCTTGGCCTTGAACTTCCAGTCGATGTTCTTAGTGATAATTCTCAATTGAAAGAAGTCGTTGGCTTAACACGCGCACAAATCGCTTCTCAGGCAAAGGAAGTTTGGAACGAAACTGTTCAGGCTGCATCGGAACGCGCTCATAAGGCAATGGATGAACTAGATGCTGTCACTGACATTTCGCAAGTGTCGGCTGACGTATTCGACCAACTGGATAATGCTCAAAAGGGCCTCGGTAAGAAGGCTGGTGTATTACGTGATGAAGTTACTGATTCAATTGATGCTGCTGGCACAGTAAGCAGTGATAAAATTAAATCTTATCTGCAAGAACGCATTCGTCTTTTAGGTGGCGGCAAGAAAGGAATTATGAACCTTTCTGGAGAAGAAAAGAAACTATGGTCTTCTATCTCTAAGGATAATCCAACATATACTGCCCTAAATGAATATCGAGACATGATTGGTCAGGCGCTTGAGAATGGTACTGGCCCTTGGTCGGATACCAACATAAAGCGTTTAAAAGACATTTACGGAGCTTTGGCTGACGATCAAATTAATTTCATTGAGGCAAGCGCGGGTAAGGAAATTGCTGACAAGCAGCGTGCAGCAAATACTCTGTTCAAGCAGATGTATGAAGGCCGCGAACAGATGGAGCGGATCTTCACCAAGAACCTATCTGGAAGCCTTGCACCGCTAATGCAGCGTGCAATTACACAAGGAACAAAGGGTAACGTTCAAACGCTAAATACTCTTGTTAAGATCATCCCAGAAAATATGCGCGGTAGGGTGCTTACCTCAGCACTGTTCAAGGCAGCAAAAGCAACTGACGAGACATTTAGTTTTACAAACTTCGCAAACATCTATCGTGACCTACGAGCTAATAGCGCAGTTTATAAGCAAGTAGCGGAGGCAGTTGGCCCAGAAGGTGATAAGCTTTTGACTGATCTATATGCTGTGTCTCGACGTCTGAGCGATGCTGACAAAGCTATTACGCGCACTGGTGCTTCAAATCAGCTACAACTGCTAAATTCAGAAAGGCTTCTAAGCAGAATCCTTATGGCATCTGGTGGCGCTGCTGGCGCTGCTATGATCGGCAACGTGCTTGGTGGCCCTCTCATGGCTGTGGCAGGCGCTGGCTTGGCTGCTGCTGCCCCTGAGATTGCACAACGGCTTGGCAAGACGAATGCTCAGAAGTTACATAACCTGATAAGTAGCGAACCATTCCGCGATTTAACAGTAAGCGCAGCAACTGGCGATGCGCTTGAGCGCAACATCAATCGTGTTGCTGGCAGTAAGCAGTTCAGCGACTACGCTAAGTTAGTTGGCATCGACATGAAGGACGCTCGCAATTGGTTGAACTCTGCAATAGCAAAGGGTGCGACGATTGGTGGCACAGAAGCTGTAGGTTCTAAACCAGACGAAGCACCAACAGTAGAAATGCCACAATGACCTTTCGCTGCAACATAATTTCGGCTATAAGCTCAAAGACGCAAGGGATTAAGTTCTAATGGCACTTACTCAAGTTACTGGCCCTTACCCAATATTCACTGATCTAGACGGTACGCCTCTGGATGACGGATACCTGTATATCGGTGCAATCAACGATGACCCTGAGACAAATCCGATTCAGGTGTTCTTTGACGCAAACCTAACCATTCCAGCTACTCAGCCAATCCGCACAAGCAACGGCTACGCTTATCGTAACGGCACACCAGCACTGCTTTACACTGGTGGCGAGTTCTCCATTACAATCCGCAACAAGCGTAACGAGTTCGTTCTCTACAGTCCTGTAGGATATGGCTTCGATCCCGCTGCTGTATCTGCGTCTGTTGTCAAGAACGACTTTGTTGGTGATGGCGTTGAGGTTGACTTCACGCTTTCGGCTGCGCCATCTACCATTCTGGCAACCAACGTTTTCATCAACGGCGTTTATCAGGAAAAGGATAGCTATAACCTTTTAGGCAATGTCATTACGTTCTCGATTGCTCCACCGCTAAATTCCAGCATTGAAGTGATGACGAACGAAACTGGCGTTATTAACTCTGGCAACGCAACGGCTATCTCATACACCGCAACCTTTGCTGGAGCCACCGCACAGACCGTTCAGACAAAGCTGGAGCAATATGTTTCGGTAAAGGACTTTGGCGCTGTTGGCGATGGCGTGGCTGATGACACGGTTGCTATTCAGGACGCATTAGATACAGGACACGATGTTTTTGTGCCGTTGGGTGATTACATTATCACCAGCACTTTGCGGTACAGCGCATCGGGGCAAACGATGTATGGCGAAAACGCCAGCACTTTTACAGATTTGCCACAATGCAATTTGATTTGGGACACTAACGGCGGGACAATGCTGTCGTTTGCGGGCGTTTCTGAAGGGCACAGTAACTGCAAACTAAGCAACATTCGATTAAATGGCAACAACAAAGCTGATGTCGGTGTAGATGTCCCAGGAAGTTATGCTGCGTATCGTTGCAGTTTTGAGCGCGTGTTTTTTGAGTTTATCAATTACACGGCAAACGCAACGGCAATTGATCTTGGGTCTGGGTCATTCCCCAATTTTGCACACGACACTATCGTCAAAGACTGCTACATAGGTGGCTGCAACATTGGCGTAAAAGGCAATGGGGCCATCCACCAGTTTATTTCTACGACTTGGAAAGGCACTGCTACCGACAGGTTTGTGATGGCCGGAGCTGGGGCTGCATTTAGCTTTGTGAACTGCGTGTTCTCTGACGGAGCATGGCAGATTCAAGCCAACAATAGCCAGTTGATGAATTTCACGGGCTGTTGGTTTGAAGACAGCAATACCGGTATTTACCTAGCCACCACAGCAAACACGGTGAATTTCAACGGCTGTTACCTACAAACCAGCAACACCACTCGTTTGATGGATTGGGGCAACGCTGCTGGTCAATCAAGTATTATAGGTTGTTATGTGCCTGGGACTAGCGGGTCAACCTTGATAAAAAATGTTAACGGCACTTACGGGTACACCGTTGTTGGCTCGAATGTTGAAATTGAACCTGGATATAGACAGCGTGTAATTGGTTTTGTCCGAAACGACAACGGCGCGTTTGCTGCTGGATTGCTCAACGATGCGTCAAACTTAACGGGTGACGGAACAAATTATTCGTTTAATTCGCTGGCGTGGAACCAAGAATACGATCTTGCGTCAGCGTTTAATGCAGCTACAGGCGTATTTACCGCACCTTTGTTTGGCTACTATGAGTTCAAAGTTCAATTAGCCTTAGACAATCTTGCGGTGGGTCACACAGAGGGCTTGCTGTCTTTGGTGGTCGGCGGAACAACCTATCAATTAAACCTTGGTAACTATGGGGCCATGCGAACTTCAGCAAACAACTTGACTCAGCAAGGAACTGTTACTGTGTACATGGTGCCCAACGACACCGCGTACATTCAATTAAGAATTTCTAACTCCACGAAATCAGTGGGTGTTCTTTCAGGCAATGCCACTGCCGGATCAAGCTGGCGCACTCGGTTTGAAGGCCGAATGATTTAATTGGAGTAGACAAATGGCAGATAAGAAAATCTCAGCGTTAACCGCAGCTACAACCCCGCTTGCAGGCACAGAAGTTTTGCCGATTGTGCAAGGCGGATCAACTGTAAAGGTTAGCATAGGCGACGTGACGGCGGGCCGTGCTATGTCTGCACTGTCTGGATCGTTTGGAACGGGAACCCCAGCATATAGCATTGGCGGAACACAAGTTGGCATTACCAATACATCTGCAAACGCATACCTCAGCATTTATGGTGGCGTGGGTTCAACCAACGGTGGGTTCTTGCTAGGCGGAAACAACGCTGAAAACTTTGCAAACCTTTTCTGGAGCAACGGCTCCAACTTTATGCAAATAGCTACAACCCCTGTTTCATCAAAAGTGCAGTTTAATATTGCTGGCGTTGTTGTTGGCGACATCAATTCTAACGGTTTTGCTCCCGTTGCTGGCAAAGGTATCGACTTCAGCGCAAACACTGCCTCGGCTGGCATGACCAGCGAATTGCTAGATTGGTACGAAGAAGGCACTTGGACGGCTGGCGTATCATTTGGCGGCGCATCTGTAGGTGTGGCTTTATCTAACAGTGTTGGCTATTACACCCGCATAGGCAACATTGTTACCGTTAGCTGCTATCTTTCGCTGGCTAATAAAGGCTCTTCAACAGGCGCGGCACAAATTACAGGGTTGCCGTTTACTTGCGTAAACAACGCATCTGGCTATTCGGCGCTTTCAGTGCTTCCAATAAACGTAACCTTTGCGGGTCAGCTTAGCGGTTACGCAGCTATTAACACTACAAATATAGACTTAATTCAATCCACTGGGATTGCTTTGAGTGACGTAGGGTTTGCAAACAACAGTGCGTTTGTTCTTAGTTTGACATACCGCGCAGCTTAATCGGAGATTACAATGTCGCTCACTAAAGCCACTTACTCCATGATTGACGGTGCTCCGGTCAACGTTAAAGACTTTGGCGCGGCGTGCGATGGTGTTACGGATGACACTGCTGCTGTTCAAGCGGCGATAGACTTTTGTGCCGCTAACAACTGGCCCACTCTTATCATCCCTGGAAGAACGTATGTTACTGCGTCGATAAACATTGACCGTGAAGTAGACACCACCACAGATGAATTTTTCATTGTCGGCATCGGCAATAAGGGCGGCTTTTACACCGACCAAACAATCAGCATTTTTAGCAGCACATACGCAACCACTTCAGCACCGCTGTCAGAGTTTGTTACATTTCAAAACATAAGATTTGCAGCTAACAATGTTACTACGAACGCGTATTGCATAAACGGCAACAAGTTTCTGCGTATGCGGTTTTCAAACTGCTACTTCTTTAAGATTAACTGCGCGTACACTAACAACTACATCCAACAGTATTGCTTTGATAACTGCAATATCAGACAGACTAAAGGTTGGTTTTTGGAGTCCGTTGTTGGCGGCGCGTTTTCGCTGGCGGGTTCTGTTTACAATGTCGATTGGACGGATAACGTCTTTGAAAAGGGAAGTCGCGGCGTAGCGACAACTGGATTCATCAAAGCAGAATATCAAATTGCTGGCTCAAACTTTGTTGGCGGCATTTTCCAAGGTTCTTATGGCCCGTTTTATGAGACAGCTAGAACCGTTGGCGTCAACATCAGTGGTATATATTTTGAACTCAACACCGACCAAGAAATCAAACTAGGCGTTTGCAGCGCAGCATCTATAACAGGCTGCTTGTTTGACAACCCTATTGCTGGCGGTGACAAATACTGCGTCAATGCCAGCGGTGTGGTAAACTTGTTTTCAGGCGGTAACTACGCAACGAACAAATTATATTTTAGCCCACCTACAACAATGGGAACGTCAAACAGCGGCCTTGTGTCGGTAGGTGATTTTGCAACCAACAGTTTGATTTCAACGCTGCCAGGTGATGGCGGCACCACAGGATCGTTCACCGCTACGCTTTCAGGTTTTACAACAACAGTTCAACCTACGGTCAAATACCAAAAAACAGGTCGCCTGATTACGCTTTCGTGGGATGACACTTACGCTACGAGCAACGCCGGAACTATGGCAATGACAGGCATACCCGCCGCGCTTTTGCCAACGGGCCAAAATGTTTGGGTGGCTACACCTGTTCAAGATAACACCGTTTTGCTTGGCATGACAAAGGCTAAAGTAGCTGTGGACGGTATTACATTCTACAAAACTTTTGATGCAACTGGCCCAGCGTTCACATCGTCAGGCACAAAAGGAATTACCGCCTTTACGGTCACATATAGAATTTAACCTAATGTCCAGCGGGATAGCTGGTCTGGAAACAGGAGAATAAAAATGGCTTTAGAGAAAAACGTAGTTGTTGATAACATCGAAGTACTTGAGAACGGCTGCGTGCAAGTACGCACTAAGACTGCCATCCTCGAAGACGGCGAACAGATCAGCGGCACATTCCACCGTCACGTTGTTGCCCCAGGCGATGACTACAGCGCAGAAGATGCTCGCGTTCAGGCAATATGCGCTGCAACGCATACTGCTGACGTAGTAGCTGCCTATGCCGCAGAGCAAGCTAAGAACGCACTGCCAGAAGCAGAAGCTTAATCACTGCATCAAATGAGTGAGACAACATGAACACGATTGACGCAACACAAGCACAACTCAACACTCACGAAGAAGTCTGTGCGTTTAGATACGAAAGCATCTGCGCCAGAATGAAGCGCCTAGAAAGCGTTGGCATTGGCGCTTGTGGAACCATCATCGTGTTGCTGGTTGGCATACTGGTAAGCATATTGCAAAAGGGTGCTGTGTGAGCATAATCCTTGGCAGTCGTTCTTTATTGCGTCTAGATGGAGTCCATCCCGATTTAGTGCGTGTGGTAAAGAAGGCTGCTGCGATGTCTGACTTGGACTTTACCGTGCTGGAAGGCTTACGCACCCTAGATCGTCAACGCAAGTTACTGGCACAAGGCGCATCAAAGACGCTGAACTCGCGGCACATCACTGGACACGCTGTTGATTTAGCGCCGCTGATTGACGGTAAAGTATCATGGGACTGGCCTTTATACCATAGATTAGCTGAAGTTATGCGGGAAGCATCTTTAGCCGAAAAGATTCCAATACGTTGGGGCGGAACTTGGAAATTGCTGTCCGCTATAAATGGGCCTATAACTGCTAAAATTCTTAGTCGGTCGTTTCCTGATGGCCCTCACTTTGAATTGCCAAGGGCGTCTTATTCCTAGTCTTATGAATTTCGGAGACTGTCTTTCCTATCAACATCATTTCTTCGACAGTAAACCTATCCCCGCGCATGATGTTGCAGCCAGTGCAAGCAGTCTGAACGTTACCTTTTATGTGGGGTAAGCTATTGTCAATTCTATCCAGCCCCCTGTTGTCGGTAACAGTTCCGCAGTACACGCAGGGCTGCGTTATAAACTCTAGTATCTCTAATGATGTTAAATCGCATTCATCAATACGTTGGTATGCGTTCCGCAAATATGTGGCGCGTCCGCGTTGTGTCCGTCCATACCGCAACATTCTAGCTTTGCGTAATACTTTTTGTTCTGGAGTTAGTGCACCCCAGCGCTCTTTGCGGCGGTCACGACCTTTCTTACGCTCGCTATGGCATTCCTTGCATTCATATGATAAACCCAATGGGCGTGATTTCTCGCGGTGGAAATTCCCTGGAGTAGCTTCCAAGGAACGGGTGCAGCGAAAACAAGTGCGGTGCGTCATAACTACGTAATAGACGTTCCCCACAATACTGTAAAGGAAAATGACATGAAGAAGGAACAATTGTTTGGAATCGTTCGTACAGTGGCTGCGGCTGGCTTTGGCTATCTGGCAGGAAAAGGCCTTATCGACGGCGCAACGGTTGATGCGTTGGCTGCTGCCGTAGCTACCATTGGCGTTGCTGTTTGGTCTGTTTTCAGCAAGCAACCTGTAGCTGAGTCCGCAGAGTAATGAAGTTCCTGATGCTCTTGCTGGGTGTTCTGGACAAGCTGTTGGGAGTTTGGGCAGAGCATCGTTGGAAGCGGCAAGGGCGTCAGGAAACAATCAAAGAAATAAATGAGGCCATCAATGAGCAAATTGCACTGGGTGAAGCCGCCATTATTACTCCTGATCCTGAGCGCACTGAGCGGCTGCGCGACCGTTTCGACCGTTCCCGTAAATAGCTATTGTGCTATTGCGAAACCCATAAGTTACGATGCAACAAAAGATTCATCAGAAACTGTCACAGAAATAGAGGCGCATAACAGCGTCTTTGTATGTTTATGTGAGGACGATTGTCCGAAAGGCAAGTAAATGCCATCCATCATAACGATAGACGAAAACCTGTACAGGTATTGCACGCCTCGTCAAAAGCAAATTCTTGAGGCCATAGAGCGCCTTGGAAGTGCCAGGGCAGCGGCCACTGAATTAGGCATGAACATTGGCGGCGCAAGCGAGACTTATCTTGCTGTGAAGCGCAAGGCTGCAAAGTTCGGCTATTCGCCTGAGCATGACTTCACTCGACCTGTTCCTGATGGCTATGTAGCTAAGGGCGTCAGCACCTACTACAACGCTGAAGGCAAACCATCTGGTCAATGGGTTAAAGCGTCACTAAGCCATGAGGCTCTTGTGGACGCCATGAGAGAGGCAGTTGAGGGCTTTAAGGACGAGATACCGCCTGTGGTATCAATCGTTGCTCCAGCGGCTTCTGAGGAGCATCTGTGCAACCTTTATACGTTCACTGATTACCACCTTGGAATGCTGGCATGGCATCAAGAGGGTGGAAGCGATTGGAACATATCTATCGCAGAGCGCACCATCATTGCTGCACTGCAACAAATGATAGAACAAAGCCCAAAGGCTCACACGGCAGTTATTAACATCCAGGGCGACTTTCTGCATACGGATGGCAAGACACCAGTAACACCAGCTTCAAAGCACGTTCTGGATGCTGACAGCCGTTTCCCTAAGATACGCAAGTCTGCAATCCGCGTCATTCGATCGCTGGTAACAATGTCTTTGCTGCGCCATCAGGAAGTGCATCTGATTATAGCGGAAGGCAATCACGACGAAGAAGCAAGCGGCTGGCTGGCTGATTTGTTTTCGGTGCATTACGAAGAAGAACCTCGCGTCACTGTCAACGATAGCGTCCTGCCATTCTATGTATTTGAATGGGGCAGCACTATGTTGGGAATCCATCATGGTCATAAAGTTAAGAACGAGAGCCTACCGCTTCTGTTTGCGGCACAGTTCCCGCAGCAATGGGGCAGGACTAGCAGGCGCGAAATACACTGCGGACATCGCCATCACAGGGACGAGAAAGAATATAACGGCGTAACTGTGGTTCAGCATCCAACCTTGGCAGCGCGTGACGCTTATGCTGCGCGTGGTGGCTGGATTGCTGATCGAGCAGCCTGGGCAATAACGTACCATAAAAAGTATGGTGCTGTAGGCAGGGTTATGATAACCACAGAAATGCTTGAGGCAGACTAGACTAATCTAGTTATAAACGTGACGCCTTCCACAGTGCGAATCCTGAACGCCTTTCCCTTGCTGATTATATAGCGTTTCATTTGCTTTGCTCCTTCTCACGCTCTGCACGGCGCTCTGCAAATGTCTTTCCGTCTAATCCTCTAAGGGGCCATGCGTTCTCAGAAGATACGCGATACGTCTTGCCTAAAGGCGCTGCTTGTGCTGCCTTAATCATCTGCCAATACCTCTGGTGCTGGTTGCAAGCCTTCCATGAACTTTGCCCAGATCGCTAAAGCGCCTGTTATGAATGGGCCATCATCCTGCTCACCATCTCTAATCTGGCGGATAAATTCTGGGTTGCCGTGCATCATTTGAACATGATCCGCGACGATGTTTCTAAGTTCGATCAATGTCATCTTAAAATGTCCTCTCCGTTGCAAACATTGTTATCATTGCAGCAAACCATATTACAGCCAGCCAGAATTGAGTCTTTGTCATCTTGGTCATTTTACACCTCGTGAAGTTAGATAATCAAAGCGTCCGCCATCGTAATCATCTGGATGCGGTGTATATACATCCTCTTGCAGCGGATATGCCTTGAGCGTTTCAGCAAGTCCTTTTGAGACTTCCCTGTAAAATTCTATGCGGCGCTGAACCCGTTCTTCTTCGGTTAGATTATCAGTTATCATAACTTCCTCCGTATTGGCGGGGCATGGCCCCTGGGTTGATGCCCTCTTATAAAAAGGGCCTTTTAATGTGTAAAGCACTTTTTTCATAACAGACAAAAATAATGGCGGGAAGCTCATTGCCGCCCGCCATTTGGCTTAGAATAATGTAGGATGTAAGCAGAACTGCCAGTCGTATTTCCTGACGATCGCCTTGTAGCTTTCGGGCGTTAGCGTATGATGCCCAGCCTTTAACTGCGCCTTCAACAATGCTTTGGATGAATCCACGATCGCCTGGTTGCTCTGCCTATAGCGATGCTCCAGATATTCAGACGGTGGAGGAATATTCCTAGTGCGTGTCGGCAGTTCATTGCGTGTTTTGGTAGGTTCTTCAGAATGGGACATCATCATCCAAGTCCTTTACGTTATCCCATGTGACGCTAGTATCGGCAGTGGTGCTGCTTCCGCCAGCTTCCGATCGCGGCGCTGTATCAATGCTTCCAACGCGCACATTGAACTGTGACTTGCCTTCGTATTCGTCATGCGTAAGCTCACCAGATACAAAGACCTTAGTGCCTTTCTTTAGACTGCCAGCAAACACTTCCGCTGCCTTGCCCCATAAGCTGCACCGATACCAAACGCTGCCAGCATCTTTACCGAATCCGTTCTTGACGCCTACGTTGAAGCTAAGAACCTGGCTGTCGCGCACTGTGCGAAGCTCTGCGTCTTTGCCTACGTTACCTGATATTATAATATTCTGCATTTTCTTCACTCCATTTTACGTTGTGTTGCGCCCCATACGAATACACAAACTCAATTAAATCTGACATCTGGGCCTTAGTTAGCTTTGATGTTTTAAAGCCTATTGGGAAAGGCTGGTCGTTTAGGCCCATTGTGAACATCACTTCATGCCCTAATGCTGCCATAAAAATACACTTCCAAACTTCTGGTATGTGACGCCTTTCTTCTGGTGCTGATCGACTAATGTCTGACAGCATGGCCCACATCTTTGCATTCTGATCATCGGATCGCTTGGCTTGGCTAATCTTAACAACTGCGTCTTGCGGCGCTTTGTCAATCAACTGGTGAGCCAATCGTCTTTGATATTCACCGCGAAGCCAAACTGTTTGCGTCACTTGTCTTGAGCCTCTTTAATCTCACGCGCCTTTGGGCTGGCTTTGCAAAATGCTTCAATCAAAGCTTCTACGTCAATGCCTTTCCAGAACGTCTGCTCACCAACTGTGTGTTGCTGATTATGATGCTCGCGGCATAATGGAACAACCCGCCAATCATCTGGCTTCTGCCCCATTCCTGCGCCGCTACCATTGCGAACGTGAGCGCACTCGATCGGCATATCCTGGCAACCATTAATCGAGCAATGGAACGATCGAATGAAATTCAGGTGGCCTTGTGAGCGCCAGCGCGATGAACGCTTTTGCCTCTTGGCAATGCGATTAGGCAGCATCTTCAAGTTCCAGGCTATACTCAGCAATGTAAGATGATTCGCCCCAGCGATTGACCACCTCAACCTTTTTGGTTTTAATCTTATGCCCAGCCTTTCGCAGATCATTAATCCTTGAGGCTAGGCGATAGATGCCAAGGTCATTCAATGCTGTCATTGGACGGATTGGCCCAACAGTAAGCAAGTGATCGAAAACTCTTTCGTTCTGTGTCATGATGGGATTCCTAGCTCTGATAATGCTTCTACGTCTTTGTCAACTTCTGCCAGAAATGCGGCAACCTCTGATTCCAAAGTCGCCAGCATATCGTTGTCGCGCTGCACCCGCGCAATGTAAAGCATTAGATGGTCTGGCATTCGTGGATCGAAGCTTACGAAATCGCACCATTGACGATCGGCGCAAGCCATCTGCCATTGCATCTGTAGTATATATTTGTGCGCGATTTGATTAGTTTTGAGCACTTCTATGTGTGTGGCAGAGTTTGGGCATTTAATCTCTATGCAGCCATCATCGCCCACAAGCCCGTCAGGGCTGGCGTGAGTGCCTATAATGGTAGGATGCTTATATAACCCTACCTCAGTCACATCATGGCCTGTAATGAAGCTGTAGGCGATTCTAGCTTCTTCTTCCTTGTCTACTCCCCATTGCATTGCTGCACTGCGAATAAATCCTTCTTCTTGCTGGCCTGTGAGCCTTTCGACCACAAGGGTTGCGCGAAGGTTGGCGCGTGATGCTCCCCAGCCTGATTTGGTCTTGGCTAGGGCGTCTGCAAGTTGGGAAGCGCCAAGGCTTCCACAACGTGCTGCATACCATTCGGGACTGCGTTGTATAATAGCTGCGTCCGTCATTTCAGCTTCTTTTCTAATGCAGCCTTAACCGCATCGAAGCGGATTTCCTGCAATTCCTTGAGTGCGCTGATTTTGTAATGCTTGCAGAGCAGAGCCATGTCTGTTTTGGTTTCGTCTACCAAGGCTTGCAATTCAGCAAACTGCTTATCGCTGATAAACTTTTCGCGTGGTGCTGGTTCGATCTTGCCTGTGGTAGCATCCAGTGCGTCATGCTCGACAATGCAAAGGGCTGCTGTCCAGAGATAGCGGGTGGAGTAAGTCTCACAAGCACCAATGTTCTGTATCTCGTGACAGCCTTTAAGATTGGCTGATCCCATTGGGCTGTGAATAATCACCTGAGTTCCATCCTCGACATCGACAATGTGCATCGACGCTGTGGATTCTGAAAAGCTTATGATCGCGCACAATCCGACATCGTTAAAAATGCGAAGGGCTGGAATCACAAAGTCTGAAAGCTCAAAATATTTATATCCAGCAAACGTATTATGGCCGGACTTTTTTAGAGGTAATGCGTGGAAAGCAATCCGCGCTTCGTTAATCTTTTTATGTACTGGCATTGCGGTATCTCCTTTTATTTGCCAAACCCCTTGTAACTAATTTTCAGAAGATTAAAAGCTCTTTTTATCCACAACCCAAAGAAAGTTGAATATGAACCAGGTACAAAACGAAATTGCGAACTTTTTTAGCTATGCCAGGACGCATAAAATCAGGGCTTGCAAGATAGCAATTGAGGCTGGCATCACCCGCGTCACGCTGTCGAATTGGAAAAGTGGACGCACTGAACCACAGCTAGGCGCATGGATTGCAGCCAATGACGCACTCGATCGCCTAATAGAGCAGAAACTTAACGCATGAAACGTTTCGGAAAGTATCGTGCTGTCAAATCGCAGTGCAGGGCTGGTCATACACATGACAGCAAACGTGAGGCTATGCGCTGCAATGAACTGCACGCATTGGAAGCTGCTGGAGAGATAAGTGACCTGATGATCCACCCGCAATACTGGTTCGTCATCAATGGACGCCAGCTTAAACATTCCAATGGCAGGCGCGTTGGCTATAAATCTGATTTCGAATATGTCGAAAACGGTATGCTGGTGACTGAAGATGTGAAGGGAGTCGTTGTCAGAGATTGGCCTTTGCGCCGCGCTGTCTTTAAGGCGCTATTCCCACATCACGATCTTCGTGAGACCAAATAAAAATGGGTGACCGAAGCCACCCAAGTTCGTTTCGGTAAGGAGGTACCAATCCGCACAGAATACGCTATCAGCGTATTGGTTGTCAATGCTGCCAAAATTAGCTTTTACAAATGTGCGTTTTGAGTTATGTAAGAGCGAGCGGGGAGTGCTGAAAAAGCAAAAAGCACTCGACCCGCTCTAACAACGCCTAGCAAGAGGAGGCATCGCTGTAATGAGTAATACACGCCACAGAACCATCACGCAAGATATTACCGCCATTAAAAGGCGAGTAAATTAATCATGCATTATTATAAATTCAACATTGGCGATTACGCTCGATCGACACGCCATCTAACCAACGACGAGGACTTGGCTTATCGTCGGCTGCTAGATATGTATTATGAAACTGAATCACCTATCCCACTCGAAACCCAGTGGGTTGCCAGACGCATCCGAATAGATGTGGGTGTGATTGAAGTTTTGCTCAATGATATGTTTATTTGCACTGAAGAAGGATGGAGGCATCCTCGATGCGATGCTGATATTGAGGAATATCATCGTCAGGCTGAACGCAATAGAGAGAACGGTAAGCGCGGTGGGCGACCGAAAACTGCGATAAAACAGGCCATGGAAAACCCAGTGGGTTCCGAGTCGGTTGCCAGTGAGAACCCAGTCGTAACCTTAACCACTAACCATAAACCAATAACCAATAACCATAAACCAGTTATTATAGAGGGGTATCCCCTATGGTTGCCTATAGATGCTTGGAACGGTTGGGTGGAGATGCGGAAGCAACGCAAGCGCCCATTAACCGATAGAGCGAAAGCAAGGGCGCTTACCAAACTGGAAGCCTTGCACTCAGTAGGACATGACATCAACGAATTGCTAGACCGTTCGACAATCAACGGCTGGCTGGATATATACGAACCGAAAGGCGCGACCAATGCAGGAAATAGCAAACACGCAGCAGAACCAACCAATTCAATGGTCAGAGCAGTCATTGCCAGCCAAGCTCGACGAGCTGCTGATGGGGAGCGACCTACCGACGATTGGGCCTAAGTCTGCGGAGACCCTTCAGCAGTTTGTGGACGCACCAAGGCCACCAATGCCTGATCGCGAACAGGTCGAGGTTATGATTGCCAAGCTTTCACTAGCCACAGCCAGCCAGAAGCGCAGTGTGGAGGAAGAAGCGGAGCGGTTAGAACTGTATTGGCTGACACTGCGAATCTATCCATTGGTCGATTTACGCAGCGCGTTTCTAAAGCTGCTGCGGACTTGCAAGTTCATGCCAACGCCAGCGGAGATAGATTCGGTGGTTCAGAATGAGGGCTATGATCGCAGACGCAGGATCAATCGCGCCAAGCATCTTTTGATGATTCACTACCGCGATTACGCTCCGCCCCAGGAATACGTTACGGCAGAGGAGCTTGCAGAGCTACGGAGAAACTTACAAATTGGTCAAGACTAGCACCAGCGCAGCCACAAACCTAATGTGCGACCTGGCTAAATATGACCTTGGAAGCATATCTATGGATGATATACGAAAGAACTGGGCCAAAGGTAAGTATGCTGGAGCGCCAAAGGAATGGGCTATTGCCGCAATAGAACACGCAAAACGGCAAAAATGATATTTAATTGAAAAAAGTGCTTTACATATAAAATCACCAAGACTATGAGGGTGCAACAGCAACGGAGGCAATGCCTCGCCTTTAAGGAGTAAGTTTAATGCTAGTAAAGTTTTCCACACTCGCTGACGGTGTTTTCATCGAAGTCACTGACGCTGATGAGCGCCAGCCTTCCGATCGTTGCTTTCGCTTTGATGGCAAAGGTAATGCAGAATATGCCTTCTTTGCTGATCTAATTAGCAGCAATCCAGCTCCTCGCTGGTTCGCTCACTGCTTTCACGAACGGGAGTTTACGTTCGCATGAGCATCACTCTTCGCCAATTTGAACGCATCGACGGACTTCTATCAAAGCAGCTTCGCGCTGGCCCATTTGAAGAATGCGCTGATCCGCACGAATACATCCGCAACAGCAACCGCTTGTTTGATGCTTGCATTGACGCAATGGGATTTGCTTACATGGATCAGTTTTCAAGCGCAGAACATTGTGCTGCCGCAATCGTCACAGAGGCATTGCTATACCATGATTTTGTCGATGCCGACTAAGCCATTAACACAGTAAGTAGGGAGGATTAAATGAACCAATATCAAATCGCAATCATTGCGATGCTGGCGCTGGAAGCCACAACGCTACTTATCTTATGGCAAACGCACGTTGACCGCACTTGGTGGCGGAATGCATGGATAAAGGACACAACGGAATTGTTACTCTTGAAACGCAACGCTTCACTGCGCGATTCAAACACGGGCCGCTTTATTAAAAAGGACAAAATCTAATGCTATACGGAACTTCCATTAAGGAACATTCATGACGCCAAGGGAAAAGAATTTGGCAGAGATTGATGCCATTGCAGAATTACACGGTTACACACTTGAAGACATTCTAGGCAGAAGCAAACTGAAGCCATTGGTAGAAGTAAGGCGGAAATGCGTTGTGTGGATGAGAGGCAAGGGCTATTCAACCACAGAGATTGGAAGAATTATGAACCGCGATCACAGCACCATTGTTCACTCATTGCAGAAGATGGCGGAAATGGAATCTGAAAATGACTGAGTCAGTGATAATCGGAAACGCCACCTTATACCTTGGTGACTGCTTAGACATCATGCCGAATATTGGAACGGTTGACCACATTATATGCGATCCGCCATATGAGGCGTCGCTTCACGCGGCAAAAGCGCATTTGTCAAATTTGCGTAAGGATTCTGGGCCAGAATTAAAAGAGATAAACTTTGATTCAGTTGACGCGATACGCGAACCATTTGTGGCGTCATCATCAGAAATTTGCCAAGGTTGGTTCATAGCATTCTGCACAGTTGAAGGCGTATGGCAATGGGCGGAGCATATCAATGCTAGCCCCATGAAATACAAACGAGCTTGCGTTTGGATAAAGCCAGACTCTACGCCACAGTTAAACGGACAGGGGCCAGCACAGGGCGCTGAAAACTTCGTCTGTGCATGGGCTGGTACTGGGCACGCAAAATGGAATGCAGGCGGGAAGCGTGGCGTCTACACGCATTTAGTGAACAATGCGGAACGCACTGGCCTGCACCCTACTGAAAAACCGCGCAGATTAATGTCGGAACTTATTGCTGACTTCACAAACTTAGGGCAGACAATTTTAGATCCATTCATGGGTAGTGGAACAACCGGAGTTGCCTCTGTTATGGCTGGCCGCAAGTTTATAGGCATTGAGCAGAACGAAGCATATTTCACATTAGCGTGTGAACGACTAGACAAGGCACAGCGCCAAGGGGATATGTTTATAGGAGCATCAGCATGACGCCAGCAAAGCTTAAACTAGCTAGAGCCTACATGGGCTACAGCGTAAACGAGATGGCGGACGCTCTCCGCCTATCGCCTGACAATGGCGGCACAACCATTCGCAAGATGGAAGCTGGCAAAGTGCGTATCACTGGGCCTATCATGGTTGCAGTCGATGCAATGCTAAAGGGCTATGACCCGTTTTGCTATTTAGACGAGGAGGAAGATGATGAGTGTTAATTCACAACAAGTAGGCGGAAACCATTACGCATCCAAAAGCGTTCAGCCTTGGCAAGTGATGGAGTCCTGGATGTCGCAAGAAGCATTCTCAGGATATTTACAGGGAAACTGCATAAAATATCTCGCACGCTATCGTGATAAGAATGGAATTGAGGATTTGATGAAGGCGCAGCACTATCTTGCAAAGCTTCTTGAAGTGGAAGCCAAAGCCTTCAATCGATATGAAGTGGATAGTTGACTTCATACATTATGGACACAGTGACTAAGATGCTCTAGAAGGTTTCCACCAGACCTTATTGGAAGCTGAGATGACACCAAAGATTGAAACGCGCCTAGTCGCAGATTTAATTCCATATGCCGCCAACAGCCGCACGCACAGCGATGCACAGGTGGCCCAGATCGCAGCCAGCATAAAAGAGTTCGGCTGGACTAACCCAATCCTGATAGATGGCGATAACACGATCATTGCAGGACATGGACGCCTACTGGCAGCAAGAAAGCTTGGCATGGAAGAAGTGCCAGCCATTATCCTTGACCATCTGACAAAGGCTCAACAACGCGCCTTAGTGATAGCAGACAACCAGCTTGCCCTAAACGCAGGGTGGGACATGGATATGTTGAAGGCGGAGATTGAAGACCTTAACCTAGAGAACTTCAACCTAGAGCTGTTGGGATTTGATGATGATTTTCTCGATGGATTGCTGGAGACAGTGCCGTCCGTTAAATTGGTGGATGAAGACACTGTTCCTGAGATGCCTAAAACAGCAAAGACCATTGTGGGTGATGTCTGGATATTGGGCAATCACAGGTTAATGTGTGGAGATTGCAAATCCTTCAACGATGTCGCAAAGGTTCTTGATGGGAAAATGATTAACCTGGTGGTTACATCTCCTCCGTATGCGTCACAGCGGGAATATGATAAAGAATCATCCTTCAAACCCATTCACGTTGATGAGTATGTGGATTGGTATGAAGACATTGCAACAAACATTTATGCAAACCTAGAAAACGATGGTTCGTATTTCTGCAACATCAAGCCTAATGCTGAAGGCATAAAACGCGAGCTGTATGTATTTGACTTAGTGTTAGCCCATGCGCGCAAATGGCAATGGAATTATGCAGATGAGTTCTGCTGGGAGAGAGCTGGAATACCTCAACAGGTTGCAAGAAGGTTCAAGAACCAATTTGAGCCAATCTATCATTTTACCAAGGGTGAATGGAAGTTTAATCCAGACGCAGTGAAGCATGAATCAAAGGCTGTTCCTAAAGCAAAGGGGAAGGGCGCTGGCAACACCAATGCAGCGCAACGCCAAGGCCATGTGTCTGCCGTTGATGGTAATGCGGTTGCAGCAGGAATGGCTTATCCTGGTAACAGACTGCCGACCTTTCAATCTGAGGCATTAGGGCATCCGGCTGCTTATCCGGTAGGTCTTCCAGAGTTCTTTATAAAAGCGTATACTGATCCTGATGATGTCGTTTTCGATCCGTTCATGGGGAGTGGTTCAACTCTGATGGCAGCGGAGAAGAATGGAAGAAACGCATATGGCTTGGAATTAAGCCCGTTGTATGTGGATTTAATCATTAATCGTTGGCAGCAATTTACAGGCAGGGAAGCTATCCACGCAGAGACAGGTGAGACATTCAATGACTCAAAATAAGTTGACTGCAAAACAAGAATTGTTCGCTCAATGCATTGCTGATGGCATGGGGCAAGCAGATGCTTATCGAACTGCTTATGACGCTAAGACTGGATCTGATGCCAGCATTTATGTGCAGGCATCCAACCTGATGAAAAACCCTAAGGTTGCTATAAGGGTTGATGAATTGAAATCACAGGTTGTTGAAAAGCAATTATGGACACGCGAAATGTCTGTCAAAGGGTTGATACAAGCGTATCGTATTGCCCAGGATGCAAAGACATCAACAGGCATGACAGCAGCCGTTAAAGAGCTAAACGTAATGCATGGGTTTAACGAGCCGACTAAGCTTAGTATCACTGGCAGCATGATCCAGCGCATCCAGCGTGAAGTGATCGATGACAACGCTGAAGATTAAAACCCCGCGATGGTTTAAGCCATTCCTAAAGCCTAGTCGCTACAAGGGCGCACATGGTGGGCGTGGTTCAGGCAAGAGCCATGCCTTTGCGGAAATGGTTATCGAAGCGCACGTTATGGATCAGCGGCGCAGAACAGTATGCGTCCGCGAGATTCAGAAGTCATTAGCGCAATCCGTTAAGCGTTTGCTGGAGCTAAAGATCGAACAGCTTGGTGTTCAGGATTACTTTGAGATTCAAGAAACCCAGATTAAATCACGGCATGGCGATGGCCTAATCATCTTCCAGGGGATGCAGAACCACACCGCTGACTCCATTAAGTCGCTGGAAGGTTACGACTGCGCTTGGGTTGAGGAATCGCAGACGCTATCGCAACGTTCACTTGACCTATTGCGTCCAACAATCCGTAAGCCAGACAGCGAACTATGGTTCACATGGAACCCGCTGAACAGCACCGACCCGATTGATATGCTGCTGCGTGGTGAGAATCCGCCACCTGACGCTATCGTTGCACAGGTAAACTATCGAGACAATCCTTGGTTCCCTGATGTGCTTAAAGCGGAGATGGAATACGATCGAGAGCGTGACCCTGACAAATACAAGCACGTTTGGTTGGGAAGCTACGCATCGAACAGCGAAGCCCGTGTATTCCGCAACTGGAAGATTGAGGACTTCGATACACCAGAGGACGCAACGCACCGCTTCGGCGCTGACTGGGGCTTTGCATCTGACCCGACTGTTCTAATCCGCTGTCATGTTATTGGCAGAACAATCTATGTCGATCACGAAGCCTATCGCGTTGGCTGTGAGATTATGGACACGCCAGACCTGTTCTTCACTGTGCCGGATTCTGAGAAGTGGCCCATCGTTGCTGATAGCGCCAGACCTGAAACCATCAGCCATATGCGTAAACATGGCTTCCCAAAGATTATGGCGGCAGTCAAAGGGCCTAAGTCTGTAGAGGAAGGCGTCGAATGGTTGAAGTCATATGACATCGTTGTCCACCCTCGCTGCCAGCACACGATCGACGAATTAACGTGCTACAGTTATAAAACTGACCCCTTGACAGGACAAATCTTGCCAATACTTGCGGATCGTGATAATCACCTTATAGACGCACTACGTTATGCGTGTGAGGCCATCCGTCGAGCAGTCGTTCCAAAGACTTTCGATGTGCAACCTTTAGCAACTGTGAGTAGGTGGTAAATGGCTCGACTGAATAGAGAACAAAGGTTTGCGAACATCCATCAACAGGCGATGGTAGAGTTCGACCGCGTTCAATCGTCGGTGCGTGATGAGCGCCTACAATGCCTTCAAGACAGGCGTTTCTATTCCATCGCTGGCGCACAGTGGGAAGGCCCACTCGGTGACCAATACGAAAACAAGCCACGCTTTGAGGTAAACAAGATTCACCTTAGCGTCATCCGTATCATCAACGAATATCGTAATAACCGCATTGCCGTAGACTTTGTTAGCAAAGATGGCGAGGCAAACGACAAGTTAACAGAAACGTGCAACGGTCTCTATCGTGCAGACGAACGGGACAGCGGCGCAGAAGAAGCATACGACAACGCTTTTGAGGAAGCAGTTGGCGGTGGCTTTGGCGCATGGCGCTTACGCACTACCTATGAAGATGATGAGAACGATGAGGACGAACGCCAGCGCATCCGCATAGAACCAATCTATGACGCTGATAGCTCTGTGTTCTTTGACATCGATGCAAAACGCCAGGACAAGGCCGACGCTAAGTATTGCTTCGTTCTGTATTCCATGACCTATGAGGCTTACAAAGCTGAATGGAATGATGACCCAACGACCTGGCCCAAAATCATTCACCAGTATGAGTTTGATTGGGACACGCCTGACATTGTGTTCGTGGCTGAGTATTACCGCGTTGAGGAAACCCGCGAGACTGTCCGAATCTTCCTGACAATCCAAGGCGAAGAAGAACGCTACACGCAAGCAGACTTTGACGCAGACGAAACGCTAGAGGAAACTCTGGCTGCTGTTGGAACGGTAGAAGTACGCCAGAAGCGTATTAAACGGAAGCGCGTCCGTAAGTATATCATGAGCGGTGGCGGCATCCTTGAAGACCAAGGCTACATCGCTGGCAAGAATATTCCGATCGTTCCTGTCTATGGCAAGCGTTGGTTCGTTGATAACGTTGAGCGTTGCATGGGCCATGTGCGCCTTGCCAAAGACCCGCAGCGCCTGAAGAATATGCAGCTATCGAAGCTGGGTGAGATCAGTGCGCTTTCATCCATTGAAAAGCCTATCTTGGTTCCAGAGCAAGTCTCAGGCCATCAGGTCATGTGGGCAGAGGATAACCTACGCAACTATCCTTACCTGCTAGTCAATCCAATCACAGGGCCAAATGGCGAGACTCAAGCGTCTGGCCCAGTTGCTTACACCAAGTCTGCACAGATTCCGCCAGCGATGGCAGCACTGCTTCAAATCACTGAGCAAGACATGGCTGAGATACTGGGTAACAACCAGCAAGCTGACAAGATGGTCAGCGGCATCAGCGGCAAGGCTGTTGAGCTTATCCAGACCCGCTTGGATATGCAGACGTTCATCTACATGAGCAACATGGCGAAGGCTGTGCGGCGCTGTGGTGAGATATGGCTGTCAATGTCGAAAGACATCTACGTTGAAGAAAAGCGCAAGATGAAGACTATTGGCGCTATGGAAGAAGTTGGTTCGATTGAACTGATGAAGCCACAGATCGACGAAGAAACAGGCGAACTGATTTACGAAAACAACTTGGGCGATGCCTTGTTTGACGTTGCAGTAGACGTTGGCCCATCGTCGAGCAGTCGCCGTGACGCTACAGTCCGTGCGCTTACAGGCATGATGGCAGTTACCACCGACCCGACAACCCAACAGGTTCTGCAAGCTATGGCTATCATGAACATGGAAGGCGAAGGCATTGGCGACATCAAGGAATACTTCCGCAAGCAGCTAGTCCAGATGGGCGTATTGCAGCCAACGGAAGAAGAACAACAGCAGATGATGGAAGCACAAGCAAACGTGCAGCCTGATCCGCAATCCGCTTACTTGCTTGCCGAAGCCGCTAAGTCACAGGCTCAGGCTATCCAAGCACAAGCTAACACTGAATATACCTTGGCACGATCGGAAGAAACCCGTGCTAAGACAGCAGAGACTATCTCAAACATCGACATTGACCAGCGCAAGTCGGCTATTGAGACTGCTGAAAAGATTGGGGAAGCATTGCGACCCAGTACGAATGTGGTTCCACCCTCCACACAATTTGGGTGAGTTAATGGGGTTAAAACATGAAAACGGCAGAACTGGATAACGACAACATCGAAACAATCGACATCGACACAGACATCAATGACCAAGCAGAAGATGAGACCAATTCCATCGACCTGGATGATGATGAGGAAGAAGATGACGAAGATGAAGTCGTAATATCTATCGGAGAGGAATCGCCACCTCAAGATGAAGAAGTTCGTGCGCCTGCTTGGGTGCGTGAATTGCGTAAATCAAATCGGGAAAAAGAGCGGAAGATACGCGAACTAGAAGCAAAGCTAAGTACCACAGCAACTGAGACCAAACCAGTTGCACTAGTAGCAAAGCCAACGCTTGAGAATTGCGATTATGATTCCGACGAGTACGAACAAAAGCTTGCTGACTGGTATGAGCAGAAACGCGAATACGATGCAGCCGAAGCCAATGCTAAAGCCCAGCAAGACGCTGAAGCTAAGGCGTGGCAGAACAAGCTTGATTCCTATGCGAAGGCAAAATCTTCGTTAAAGGTGCGTGACTATGACGAAGCTGAAGCAACGGCTTTAGATACGTTCAACGTCACGCAACAAGGGATAGTTCTACAAGGCTCTGACAACCCTGCTTTGCTTATCTACGCAATTGGCAAAAGCACTAAGCGAGCTAAGGAACTTGCAGCAATCACCGACCCCGTAAAGTTTGCCTTTGCGGTAGCAAAACTGGAGACTCAGTTGAAAGTAACAAACCGTAGGGCATCAACCTCGCCAGAACGTACAATCACCACAAGCGGTGGGCGTGTGTCTGGTTCCATTGATTCACAACTTGAACGCTTACGCGCTGAAGCTCTGAAGACCGGAGACTTGTCAAAGGTCATGGAGTATAAGCGTCGTAATAAGAAAACCTAAATTCTGGAGTTAATATAATGGCTAACGCTTTTTCAAAAGAAGAAATTGTTGCCTTTGAGAACATTCTTGAAGGCTTCAACGATGCTTTGATTCTGTCAAAGAACATCAACATCTACAACACCAACGGCGTAACTATGGAACGCGCTCGTGACACCATGTGGCGTCCGCAACCATACATCGCTCAGTCGTTCACACGTACCATCGGCAGCTCGATTGCTTCTAGTGTTTCGACGATGACCCAGCTTTCTGTTCCTTCGACCTTGGGCTTCAGCCCTTGCTCGGCATGGGAAATGAATGCTTTGGAACTTCGTGACGCATTGCAAGAAGATCGTTTGGGCGCTGCTGCAAAGCAGAAACTTGCTTCGGACATCAACCTTTCCGTTATGGATTTGGCTGCTGCTCAGGGTACGCTTGTTGTTGACGTAGCAACTGCTGCTGGCGATTATGATGACATCGCGCTTTGCGACAGCATCATGAACGAACAGGGCGTTATGGCTGAAGATCGTTACCTCGCTTTGTCGAGCCGCGATTACAACGGCATGGCTGGTAACTTGGCGATCGCAACTCGTTCGTTCACTGGCAACAAGTCTGCAAACGCGTATGAGCGTTCGTATGTTGGCCCAGTAGCTGGCTTTGAAACCTACAAGCTTGATTACGCTAACCGTTGCAATGCAAACTCGGCAACACGCACGATTGCAACCAACGGCGCACAAGTTCGTTACGTTCCAAAGGCAACTGTTACCAACGTTGGTGGCGTTCTGAACGTAGACAACCGCTATCAGACTGTCACTGTCTCCTCGACAACTGGCATTCTTGCTGGCGATGCGTTCACGATCACTGGTATCGAAGCTGTTCATCACATCACGAAGCGCAGCACAGGTCAGTTGAAGACCTTCCGCGTTATCGAAATTGTTGATGGCACTTCGATGGTTATCAGTCCGCCAATCATCGGCGCTAACTCGTCACCAACTGATGCTGAACTTCAGTATCAGAACGTTGAGGTTGCATCGACTTCGGCAACTGCATCGTTGAACTTCCTCAACACCACTGCATCGAACATCAACCCGTTCTGGCGCAAGGATTCGATTGAACTCCTCCCAGGTCGTTATGCTGTTCCAGATGGCGCTGGCGTTGACGTTCTTCGTGCTGCTACAGATCAGGGCATCGAATTGGTCATGACCAAGAAGTTCGATCCACTGACCTTCCAGACGCTTTACACGCTGGACACACTGTATGGTGTGGTAATGACGAACCCAGAAATGGCAGGCATCCTGCTTTTCAACCAAGTATAATAGAGATGGGGGAGGCTTCGGCTTCCCCCTCTTTCCTTTAAGGAGAGAACCAATGCCATTGAAAAAAGGTTTTAGCCGCGCAAGCATCGGCAAGAATATCAAGATGGAAGAAAAAGCTGGTCGCCCTAAAAAGCAAGCCATCGCCATTGCGCTCAATGTAGCACGCGAAGCCGCAATGAAAGCAGGCAAGCCATCGAAGGCTCCTAAGCGGAAGGCAAAGAAATGAAGATGGGCCTGTACGCAAATATCAATGCGAAGCGTAAGCGCATCAAGGCGCAGAAGGCTGCTGGCAAAACACCAGAGCGTATGCGGAAAGTTGGCAGCAAGGGTGCGCCGACAAAAGCTGCCTTCATTGCGTCTGCAAAGACTGCAAAGCCAGTTAAGGCGAAGAAGAAATAGTTATTCGTTTAATGCGTTATTTTCTGATATAAGGCAGCGCATTGAACTTGGAGGTTTAAATGGGTTACACAAAGCGCCAGTTCGTAACGTCAGCCTTTGAAGAAATTGGCATGGCAGATTACGTATTTGACCTTCAGCCTGAACAGCTAGAGGCTGCTTTGCGCCGTTTAGATTCCATGATTGCTGAATGGAATGCTGCTGGCATCCGTCTTGGCTATGCAATGCCAAGCAGCCCACAAGACAGCGACCTGGATACAGAAACCAATGTGCCTGACAGCGCATGGGAAGCTATCATCACCAACCTAGCCATTCGGATTGCCCCTGGCTACGGCAAGGCCGTATCTCCTGACACTAAGGTATCGGCTAAGGGCGCTTACAATGTATTGCTGCAACGTGCTACATTCCCGCTTGAACAACAACTTCCATCAACAATGCCATTAGGTCAGGGCAACAAGCCTTGGCGCTGGGATAATCCTTTCGTCCAGATTCCTTACGATCCTCTAAATGCAGGGCCTGATGGCCCATTTGAATGGAGTTAAACCATGCCTACAATTAATCAGCTTCCAACCGTAACACAGGTTCATGGTGGAGATCAGTTACCGCTGTTCGTAACCAACCAAGGTGACGCTCGTCGTTGCTCTGTCACAACGCTTATTGAATACATTCAGGTAAACTTTGGCGCTGTCACTTGTTCGTCGGTGCAGACAACGCCTGTGCGCTTTGACCAGTTGCCTAACGCTGTTGGCAATGCTGGTGCGCGTGCGTTCATCACAAACTGCAACACAACAACCTTCAACGCTGCCGCTGCTGGTGGTGGTTCAAACCAAGTTCCAGTGTTCAGCAATGGCACTAGCTGGTTCGTGGGCTAATTCTAATTCGTTAGGGGAACTTTGAAATGATTATTCAACCAGGTCTTACTCAGACTATTACAGACGTCCTTGTTCCTGCTGGTCAATATATCAGCATTGGGAATGTAGGTAACGATGCCACAACTGTATCGCTTGAGCCAATTGGCCCAGCAAGCTATGAATCCTACACCCAGATCGCTTCGCTTTCTAACAGCGCACAGATGTTTGGCCCATATCCTGTTGATCGCACTGTGCGTATTACCAGCGGACTTGAGTCAACAGCGCAATATGACGTAGGCGCTCAACCTTCTTTGCGTGACTTCCCGCTATTGACAATCGGTAGCCTTGAGGCTGTTGCTTTAGTTGAGCCAGCCGCTACCTTTGTTACGCTCACCTATGCGGATAACGCGGGTGATGTTAAATTGGTAAGTGCTGGCGTTCATGGCCTCACCAATGCAGTTTCGCAAGGCGCGAGCCTGTATATCACTTGGACAGGTGGGACGGCGACCACAGGCTTTTATGAAGTTGTAGACGCTGATACAGATACTGAGGAGGTAACAATCGACCTACCTTACGTTTCGTCAACTGTAACGATTAGCATTGCTGCACCTGGCGTAGTGACTTGGGCAGCACATGGCCGATCAGTAAATGACACTATCCGTTTCACCACTACTGGTGCATTGCCTACCGGATTGGCTATCAACACCACATACTATGTGAAGGAAGTGCTTTCAGCCAACACCTTCACCGTGTCCACATCAGCAGGAGGCGCAGCAGTCACCACCAGCGGTACGCAGTCTGGCACACAAACTGCTCTTGTTTGGTACGGCGTTGCAGTTGTTGCTGTAGCTAACACCGAAATTACTCTAGCATCCGTCACAGTCCCTGGCTGGTCAATGGGCGTTGGTGGCGGCATGGAGATTGACGCTCTGTTCACGTTGACCAATAACGCTACAGTTAAAACCTTGGGCATGACATATGGCGGCGGCGTTCTCTTGGCTGCTGCTGCGGCAAACAACACCAGCGCGTCTGTTCAGAAGCTACTATACAATCGTGGTGGCTCACAAGTTGTCAGCAACTCAACAACTTCTATAGGTCATGGCCTATCGACTGGTGCCAACGTGTTCTTGAGCGTTGACACTACACAGGATCAGACATTTACAATCACTGCAAAGCCAGCGACTGCGAATAACCTGATGCGCCTTGAAGCGTTTAATCTTTACGTAACTTTCTAATAGGAGAATTGAAATGCCAATGGTCGGTGGAAAAAAGTTCAGCTACGATGCAAAAGGTATGGCGATGGCTAAGAAAGCCGCCGCTAAAGCTGGCAAGGCAATGACAATGACCAAAGCCAAGAAGAAAAAGAAGTAAGCTGTCCAAGTGAAAAAGGATTCGCGCCTTACTCGTGCTGGTGTCGCTGGTTATAACAAACCAAAGCGCACACCATCGCATCCGAAGAAGTCGCACGTTGTGGTCGCCAAAGAAGGCGATAAGATCAGGACAATCCGTTTTGGGCAACAGGGCGTTATGGGTTCTCCTGCCAGCAAGGGCGAAAGCGAATCTAACAAGAAGCGCCGCGCATCATTTAAGGCTAGACACGCAAAGAATATAGCTAAGGGCAAAATGAGCGCGGCCTTCTGGTCGGACAAGATTAAGTGGTAAAGGAATTGATTTATGGATAATATCAGAACATTCGCCCCAGCTTACGGACAAGCTATTGCCGTAACCCCTGGCAGCACAAGTGCGAACTCTGTGTTCGGTGCTAACGTGACTACCCTTTGCATTACCAGCCGCAATTCGGTTGAGTGCTTTGTGCGCGTTGGAACTGGCGCTGGCTTGGCTGCAACGACTGCTGACTATCTTGTTCCGCCAAACGGTCAGGTCACCATCAGCAAGTTTTTGGATTATGATCGGATTGCATACATCGCCCCTGCTGGCGGTGGTTCGCTTCACATCATTCCAGGCGAAGGCTTCTAATGTTTTTGCTAACGCGCCTTCGGTCTCGTTTGCGTTATTTCAATGCAGACGGTGGCCCCGTACTTGGTGCGCTTCTTTTAGAGAATGGCGATTTCCTGACTCTGGAAGATGGCGGCTTTCTCCTGCTGGAATAACATATATCCATGACGCAGATTCCAATCCTTAGCGGCATCTATACGGACAATGGGCCGGACTTTCGCACGTCCTATCCTGTCAATATGATTCCAGTGCCAAAGAGTAATGGGATTAGCGAAGGCTTCCTGCGTCCTGCTGATGGCTTGGTGGCTAACGGCACTGGCCCAGGCGTTGATCGTGGCGGCATCAACTGGAATGGCGTCTGCTATCGCGTGATGGGTTCTAAGCTCGTTATAGTGTCCAGCACAGGTGCAATAACGATTCTGGGTGACGTTGGGAACAACGGTCAACTAGTAACGATGGACTACAGCTTCGATCGCTTGGCTATCGCTTCAAACGAAGACCTTTTTTACTGGTCGCCTAGCCTTGGCCTTGTTCAAGTAACCGACCCTGACCTTGGCATCGTTCTGGATGTGGTTTGGGTAGATGGCTACTTCATGACCACTGATGGCGAGTTTCTTATTGTCACGGAACTAAGTGACCCAACGCAGGTTAATCCCCTGAAGTATGGTTCGTCCGAAATTGACCCTGATCCCGTTGTCGCACTGCTCAAGCTACGCAATGAGATATACGCGTTGAACAGAAACACCATCGAAGTATATGACAACGTAGGCGGCGACCTGTTCCCGTTCCAGCGCATTGATGGCGCTCAGATTGAAAAGGGCGTTGTCGGCACACACGCTTGCTGCGTTTATCTAGAGAGCATCGCTTTCCTTGGCAGCGGATTCAATGAAGCTCCAGGCGTTTATCTTGGCGGCAATGCCAAAACGAATAAGATTAGCACGCAAGAGATAGATCAAATCCTGCTTCAGTTTACCGAAGCGCAACTGTCTACAGTCAAGCTAGAGGCGCGTAACGATAAGGCGCACGAGCATCTTTATATTCACTTGCCCGATCGCACGATTGTATTTGACGCTGCCGCTACGCAAGACTTAGGCCAGCCAGTGTGGTTTGTCCTGACAAGCAGCTTGGTAGGTCTTTCAAAGTACCGCGCACAGAACCTTGTGTATTGCTATGACAAATGGCTGGTAGGCGACCCAACAAATACATCTGTAGGCTATATGGTTAGCAACATCTCAAGCCATTACGGGCAGAAGGTGCGTTGGGAGTTTGGCACAACGATTGTTTACAACGAAGGTCGTGGCGCAATCATTCAGAACCTAGAACTGGTTGGCCTAACTGGTTCAGCAGCGTATGGCGTAGAGCCAACAATCAACACCAGCTATTCCACTGATGGTCAAACCTACAGCCAGCAGAAGTTTATCAATGCTGGCAAGACAGGACAGCGTGCAAAGCGTTTGGTTTGGTTCCAACAGGGATGGATGCGTAACTGGCGCATACAGAGATTCCAAGGCACATCAGACGCGCATATGTCGTTTGCTAGATTAGAGGCGGCGATTGAGCCGTTAGCTTACTAATGGCAACGCGGACAAGGCTAAGCTTAACACGCGATCAGCTTGCGTCCTTCTTACAGGATCATGAGCAGATAAAGCAGTTCGAAAGGCTGTTTGCGACTGTTGATTCAAACACGAACGATATCATCCCAGGTGTTGAGTTCGCTGCTGGCAATTCAGGTCAAGCGGCTAATGACGCTCTTGCTGAGATTGCAGCCTTGGCCGAAGCTCTTAACAAAGAGCCAAGCCCAGCAAGTGCAAGCCAACTTGCGGTTATTGAATCGCAGATTGAAGACCTTGCATTGACGCCACCGCCGCTTGATTCACTAGCAATATTGGCATCAATACCGACATCTGTAGTTGTTACTAAGACAGCGGATTTCACGGTTGCACCAAATGAAACATGGATAATCAATAACAAGTCAGGATCGACTTGCACTGTAACCTTGCCATCGGCTGCAACATATCCTGGGCGTTATCTAACATTTCAAAACAACCAAGATCAAACGCTTGTCTCAGCATCTAGTGATGTAATCCCGCAAGGCGGTGGATCGGCTGGAACTGCTATTTTGACTAATGTGTCTGGTAATTGGGCAACACTAGTGTCAAACGGCACAAATTGGGTTATTATGCAAGCCGCCTCGTTTAACAACTTGCTGTATTAAGGAATAAGATATGGCCGTATCTATTAGTAATATCATCCCTGCCAAGACAGCAGAGAACACGCAAACAACACAATATACGTCCACTGGCGTGCAGACGATTATCGATAAGTTCACAGCGACTAACTACAGCGTTAGTGCCGCGACAATCAGCGTCAACCTTGTGGCTGCTTCGGGAAGCGCAGGAAACGACAACTTGATTGTCAAGACCAAAACGCTCCAGCCAGCGGAAACTTATACGTTCCCTGAATTGGTTGGACACGTTCTCCCGCCAGCGGGTTTCATCTCAACGATTGCTGGAACAGCTTCAGCCATCAACATTCGTGCATCTGGGAGGCTCGTGAGCTAATGAAAAAGCCAATGATGATTATTGAAGGTTTTGCTGGTCTACGTGAGAGCGAGCCATTCATCACCACCGCTGAAAACAAGAAGAACACCAAGATCGTCATTGACGATTGGATGCTTGGCCCTGAAAACCCTAGTAACGAGCGCGATGCTAATCCTGAATACTGGATTGCGCTTGGCAAAGCTATGCAAGTGGATGAGACTGAGGCGCGTCGCCGTCGCTGCTCAAACTGCGAGTATTACGACAACAGCACAATGACCCAAGCTAAGATGGAAAAGATTCCATTTAACCAATGGGACGTTGATGCTGGCTTTCGTGGCTACTGCCATAAGTTCGAGTTCATCTGTCATGATTTACGCTCTTGTCAAGCACAAGAAGAACGAGAGTTTGAATTTGACGATTGATTGTGATATGGTTTTGCCACAGAGCGTTATAGAGCAGCCTGGGGCTCAATAGTAGAAAGCTTACTATGCTTAAAAGCGGAACGCCTGAATATTGGTTGCGTAGGAACTTTGTGGAAGCATTAGACTTGCCCGAAGCTGCCGTTGAATGGCTAATTGACCTATGGCAAGTTGTTCAGCTTTTTGATGATATTGTTGATGGCGACAAGATCGATCGCGACGATGCGGATGCAGCTATCTGGGCTGCGCTAGTAGGATTGCCAGCTAATCCGTTTTATCAAGCCCATTTCACAGTTCTGCTTCCCCTTGTCAGCACTGCAATCCTGAAATGGAAGGCGTCTGATACTGTTGAGCTAGCTGGTGATGCGTGCGCTACCAGTTTTGTTTGGCGTGCTGGATATTATGATATTGTTCTTGCTACAGTGCAGTTGGTTCACGGCACGCAAGCAGCAATGGAAATAGGTCACGTTGTGTTAAAACTTTATGGCGAAAGCCTTGATGAATATATGAAGGAAATGTCTGATGCCTGATCCAGTCTCAGCACTTATTGTTGGTGGTACTCAGTTAGCGAGTAGCGCTGTCGGTTCTAAAGCCGCAAAGAGCGCTGGTCAGCTTCAGTATGATGCCAGCCAAGCTGGTGTCGCTGAAACAAGGGCTGCTCGTGAAGAAATGCGTGGGTTATTGCAGCCGTATGTAGCTGCTGGTGGCCCTGCTCTTCAGGCGCAGATGGCAGCATTAGGTCTTGCTGGCCCAGAAGCACAGCAAGAATATGTAGCTCAACAAGAGCAAAGCCCAGCGTTTCAAGCTTTAGCGCGGCAGCAAGAGGAAGCTCTTTTGCAGAACGCATCGGCAACTGGTGGGCTTCGTGGCGGAAATATTCAGGGCGCACTAGCCCAGTTCCGTCCTCAATTGTTAAATCAGTTCCTTGAGCAACAGTACGGACGACTTGGCGGCATGACTTCGCTTGGTCAGCAATCGGCTGCTGGCGTTGGAACTGCTGGGATGCAATCGGCTGGTGCTATTTCTGGTCTGTTAGCGCAGGGTGGCGCAGCACAGGCTGGTGCAAAATTAGGCGCTGCTAACGCTTGGCAGCAATCGCTATCGCTCCCAGCACAGTTTGCTGGCCTAGCAATCGGCAGAGGATATTGAGGTAACTTATGGTACAGCCTTATGATTATACACTTAAAACGCCATCGCCTGGAGAAACGTTTTTTAAAGCCGTCCAATTAGGCCAGCAGCAACAGCAGGCTGATGCTCAACGCCTCCGTGCTGAAGCGGAGCTTGCAGAAATTCAGCGCAAGATAGATGCAGAAGCGCAAAAAGTAAGAATATTTAAAGAAAAGCTTGGCCCTGGAGCAACCGTTGAATCTCGCAATGAAGCTATGCGTGAGCTTGGCCCTGATTATGTGAATGCTGTAAAATCTGCCTATGATGTCCTAGATGAAGGCCGCAAAAACTTTTTTTTAGAAACGGCGCGTAAGGTATACAACCGTCTTGGGACTAACAAAGATGGCGTTGTTGATATTCAATCAGCAGTTAATGAATTAAACCTACGTGCTGATGCGGCAAAAAATAGCGGATATACTGAAGTTGAACAGCAATTTAGAGACCTTTCAAAAGCAATCTCAAATCCTGGAGTAGACCCACGGGCAGCCCAAGGCTTCATTGATTTTCAAGTTCGTGCAGTCAACCCTAAAGCTGCCGATGAAATGACTGGCTTTGGTGATGCTGCTAATAAACTGCGTGCGGCTGGAATTGAGCCATTCAGCAAGCGGGGCCAAGAGATATTAAGTAACATTGCTATCACGCAGGGCGATACGTTTGTCTCTGGGGTTATGACTCCCAATAATACAGTATTTAACGGCCCACTTTCTTTGTATTTAGAACTTTACGGAACACCATCCAGTGGTGAATCCGCACCTGCTGCAAAGCCAAAAGTTTACAGTAATGTTCAAGCTATTCCAGCAGACTTAAAAATAGGCGATATTGTAAACGGGCAAGAATATGTAGGTGGGCCAGTAACTGGAAGCCCAGATAGCTGGAGAAAGCCAAAAGGAGGTCAGACGGGCGCTCCGTCTGGTGGCTTTCGCTGATGGCCCTGCTGTGATTGGTGAACTTTTTCCTAATGCACGGATAACATCTGGCTATCGTGGGCCAAATAATCCATTGTCTAAAAAGAATCCAAGGTCATATCATGCTCGTACTAAAGGAGCAGTCGATATTGCTCCAATACCTGGTGTGACATTTAAGGAATACATTTCTAGCATTAAAAATGCTGGTTATAAAATTATTGAGGCACGCGATGAGGTGAAAAACCCATCAAGATTTGCTACTGGCCCTCACTGGCACGTTGTGATTGGAAATTAATATGGCACAAACTAATCCTTGGGAACTTCCTGTTGCTGGTGGGGAATCTCCTGCGCCTTCTGGCCGCAGAGCCGTTATTATCCCTAAAGAGCCAGAAAAGCTTGAGGAAACTTTTTCAACATTGACTCCTCAGCAGGCTGCTGCTGAGGGCTTAGACCCAACTGGCGTATACCAACGCAGTAACGTCAGCGGGAAAATATCGCGTCTTGAAGGCCCAGAAAAAGGGCCGAAGCTTTTTCCTGAAAAAGCGGCTGATACGCTGACTGATGATGTTAATCAGGTGGATGCTTTGTCGCGTGCATTGCGTGGATTTAACGATGATTTTGCAGGCTCTGCATTCACCAGCGTCGAAAGCCTTTTGCAAGGCTGGAACAGTGACATCGGGACGCCTGGACAACGTGACTGGTGGGCAGACGTTAAGTCTTCGGACAATATTATTCGAAACAAACTATTCGGTGCATCGCTTACTCCTGGTGAGCAACAAGCGTATGAACAGACCACTATTACGCCAAGCATGGATGGCACTGAAATTAAAAAGAACCTTCTTAGGCGATTGGGAATCGTTCAGAAGGCAACGCAGCGCAGATATAATCGCTATATAGCTGCTGGCTATGATCCGGCGCAGATTGATGCAACTATCGGGGATGTTAATTTTCGGGAGTTGCCTAATCTTGAGGCTGAAGCTCAACCTGATGGTCAGGAAGAAACAACATTAATTGAATTTGAAACCAATCCTAACCTTGTTGTTGGGATGGATGGTCGAGTTTATGATAAGACAACTGGACAGCCAGTTGAGCTTCCATCACAGGGTGGAGCATCTGTTGGTGAATCACTATATGCAGCAGGCGGTGATATAGCTGAAGGCGTGGGCAACTTGCTCGGTCTGGTTGGCAACCCAGCCAATGCCGCTGTCAATGCGTTAGCTGGCACAAATCTATCTACTGATTTGGGGCAAACATTTCGTGAGGCAACAGGCGCTCCAGAAGGTGACCCATTAGCAAGTGCAATCAATCAAGGAGTTGTCAGCGCCCTGACGAGCCTTGGCGGTGCATCTTTGGCGGCCCGTTATTTACCAGAGGCGGGAAAAAGAATTGCTGCGACATTAACTGAATTGCCAACACAGCAGATTATTGGTGGTGGTACTGGTTCTGCTGCTACTGAACTGACTAGACAGGCGGGCGGTGGCCCAGTTGCTCAAACTATTGCTGGTATAGCTGGTGGCGTTGCACCTGTTTCCGTCAGTGGCCTTGCGCGTCCTCGCAGTGTTCCAGCGCCGACAACAACTGCGCCTGCTACGACATCAACAATGGAAGCTTTAGTTTCTCCACCAACTGCTCGTGACATTATCCGTGCTGGCGAACAGGCCAACATTCCTATCATGACTTCTGATATTCGTCAGCCAACCACATTCCTTGGGGCTACCGCACAAAGGGCTGGTGAACGAATTCCTTTGGTTGGTACTGGCGGCGCTCGCGCTACACAGCAGCAAGCCCGTCAAGATGCTGTTCAAGATTTCTTGGTGGAGAATGCTGGATCAGTTCCAGCAGATGTCGAGGCCAAATTAGTTGCTGATATTATTCGTAAGAATGCGGATAATGTTCAAAAATACAGCGATGCCAAAAAAGAAGTTTTTGCTAAAGTTGCATCTGCTGGCCCAGTTGCAACAACTAACACAATGAAAGCTATCGATGATCAGATTGCAAAACTATCTAGCCTAAAAACAGACGCAGCGGATGAAGCTGTTGTTAAACTGCAGGAGTTGCGCGATAAAGTTGGCGATCGAGATATTTATCAAATGGAATCGTTCCGCAAAGATGAATTAGGCAATGCGTGGCAGGATACTAATCTTTCCATAGGCGCGTCTAATCGTGTTCGAGATGCGGTAAAAAGTATCTATAAGCCATTCAATGAGGATATTGGTCAATATATTCTAAAGAACGGCGACAAGCGGGATTATACGCAATGGCGCGTTTCCAATGCGCGTTTGAGCGAAGGCATAAACGAAGCTAATCGCAATGAGCTAAAAGCTATTTTGCGTAAAGGTGAGGCTACACCAGAACTGATTGATAAAATGCTTTTCAGTAGCAAGAAAAGCGATGTCAGTGCATTGTATCGGGCGCTTACTCCTGATGGACAAGCTTTGGCGCGAATGGCACTTGTTAATAGGGTTGCGAAAGACATTGGCGCTGCTCAATCCATTAGCCCAGAAAAGTTCGTGTCTAAAATGATTAACAGAGCCGATCAAATCGGTGTGTTTTTCTCCAATGCACAGCAGCAAGAAATTAAAGGATTGATACAAGCCCTTAATGCAACCCGCAGAGGCGGGACTGCTGGAGTCCAGACTCAAAGTGGGCAGGAAAACTATATCCCCATAGTTCTTAGCGCACTTGGAACTGGAGCTGACGTTTTAACAACTGGCGGAACTGGAACAGCATTGGCTGCGGCATTCACGGCAGCAGTTAGGGCCTATGAAAGCAAACCAGTTCGTAACCTCTTTGCTGCACTTGCGAAAACAAAATCTGGAAGCGAACAAGAACAAGCTATTATTGGGAAAATAAACGAAAAGTTTGCTCCCATTGTTGCAACACTTAGTTCGATTGAAGCAGAGGCGGAGAAAGCGAAGAAGGAACAGCGCACGGAAATGCCACAATGACCTTTCGCAGCACAATAATTTCAGCTATAAGCTCAAAGACGCAAGGGATTAAGTTCTAATGGCACTTACTCAAGTTACTGGCCCTTACCCAATATTCACCGATCTAGACGGCACGCCGCTGGATGACGGCTACCTGTATATCGGTGCAATCAACCAAGACCCTGAACAGAATCCGATTCAGGTATTTTGGGATGCCAACCTAACCATTCCGGCTACGCAGCCAATCCGTACAAGCAATGGCTATGCCTATCGTAACGGCACGCCAGCACTGCTTTACACTGGCGGCGAGTTTTCAATCACAATCCGCAACAAGCGCGAGGAGTTCGTTCTCTACAGTCCTGTAGGCTATGGCTTCGATCCTGCGGCTGTATCTGCGTCCGTTGTCAAGAACGACTTTGTTGGTGATGGCGTTGAAGTTGACTTCACGCTTTCGGCTGCGCCATCTACCATTCTGGCAACAAACGTTTTCATCAACGGCGTCTATCAGGAAAAGGATAGCTATAACCTTTTAGGCAATGTCATTACGTTCTCGATTGCTCCACCGCTAAATTCTAGCATTGAAGTGATGACGAACGAAACTGGCGTGATTAACTCTGGCAACGCAACGGCTATCTCATACACCGCAACCTTTGCTGGAGCCACCGCACAGACCGTTCAGACAAAGCTGGAGCAATATGTTTCGGTAAAGGACTTTGGTGCTGTTGGCGATGGAGTGGCTGACGATACGGCGGCTATTCAGGACGCATTAGATACAGGACACGATGTTTTTGTACCATTGGGTGATTACATTATCACCAGCACTTTGCGTTACAGCGCATCGGGACAAACGATGTACGGCGAAAACGCCAGCACTTTTACAGATTTGCCACAATGCAATTTGATTTGGGACACTAACGGCGGGACAATGCTGTCGTTTGCGGGCGTTTCTGAAGGGCACAGTAACTGCAAACTGAGCAACATTCGATTAAATGGCAACAACAAAGCTGATGTCGGTGTAGATGTCCCAGGAAGTTATGCTGCGTATCGTTGCAGTTTTGAGCGCGTGTTTTTTGAGTTTATCAATTACACGGCAAACGCAA